ACCCGGTTGGATGCGCTGGTATTTGATGGCCTCATGTTTCTTCGCTTCCAAGTATGCGGCCTGAGGTGGCTTCTCGGCAAACTTCTGTATGTCGTACGGCCAGACAGACTCAGCCGGTGCACCTTCGTTGACGAGTACCTTGATACCCGTACGTACCTGTGCGCCAGAATCTTCATTGACCGTACCTTCATAGACACGCTCCTGGTAGTAGATGAACAGACGTGACGGTGTAACAGCGGCCTCGTCTTGCTTCATCTCTTGCCGCTCGAACACCGCTGCGTTGCCGTTAGCAGTACAGCTGCCTAATTCAAGCTGGTTGTACACAGGTGGCATCTCTGGACGCCATGTAAACTTGCTCGGCAGTTCGTGCGGTTGCTTGATCGGCTCTTCTAGGTTGAAACTCTTGTCGCGCGGATCAAGATGGTCTCGGTTCCAACCATAGCGCTTTATTGTCCGTGGGTTCATTTATTGGTACCTGCATAGTGACCCATCAGGATGTGGTGAGTCGTCAACCAAGCGATGGCTGTTGTAATAGCCCAAGCGCCTAGCTGGGTAAGCTCTCCGGCTGCTGACGCTTCAGAGATATTGAATAAGTTCAAGATGTGAGTGTTAGCAAAGAGATAGGTCACTAGCGCACCTACGAGAGGTGGCAGCACAACGCCAGTTAGAAACTGGCGAATCTGTTCAGTTGTCGGAAGCATGGATCACCTCATCCGTAAATGCCTTGCGGCGTCGTGGTGTATAACCGGCTGTTGACATCTCAGGGAACCATCCACAGATCGTTCCGGTACGAGCTGCCATTGAGAAACGCTTATCTGTGTGTTCAGCGAGCTTGAACTCTAAGAAGCAGTGTTCGATGACGACGTTGTTGACAACCCACAGCGTCAGGAACTCGCCTTGCCCTGGCTCACCCCAGCGTGCTAGTTCGTGGGTGCCTAATGCTCCCGTTGGATGTTCCAGAATCTCGCCTGCATGCAAGATCGCTGAAACCCAACCTGAGCAATCGTAACCTACAAGAGGTGCACCTGAAGGACCTATCCCTGAAGGACCAAAGCCAGGGTGACCGCCACCGAACACATAGGGATAATCCTTGCCGGCTAGAGCATCAGCTGTGTTGAACGCTTTGAGAACGTGTGGGTCTGGATCTGGTGTCACCGTATCTTCTTTTCGTCCTCTGCTATCTGCGCACGTAGCACTCGGATTCGCTGTTCAAGATAGCGATGGTCATTCTGGCGTCTGTGGATATCTCGGACTAGTGTTGCCTTTGTACGGCAACGCTGAGGTGTACTAGCCGGCGAGACACATCCTGGGTGACGATGCTGCCAGTGTTTCACCAGTCGCGTATCTGTGTGCTGATGCTGTATCGCTGCTACAACGCGAGCCTTGTCTACTTCGATCTGGGCTTCAATGGTTGGATGAGGATGGACCAGCGACAAGATGCCTAAGTTGTAGTCGAGGTCTACCTGACCGCCAAACCCTGGCAAGAAGCAGGTGCCGCAGAACTGCCTCATCTTCATAGTGCTACTTGAATACCCAGGCAGTGGGAAACTGGCTCCGCTATTCCATTCAGCCGGCCAGTTATAGCCACCGCAGTTGTGTCCTGGCCAGCCACCACGCGGCGCGTATATGCCGTATATGCGGACGCCTGCGGTCTTTAGACGGCTTGCGTATGCGCAGGCGGACGAATACCCTCCTGCGGTCTCTGCATCGCCCCAGATGCCCAGAGGTGCGCTCCTAGCTATCCTCAGTGCTACGTCAGCTTGTGCCGTTCCGCTTTCACCTGTTAGGAAGGTGTAGATCCCCCAAGGGATGTGAGCTTGTTCGGCTGCTCGTATTTGGGCACTGAAGAAGGGATTACTTGGCGCCGTGCCGAAGTTAGCTTGGATGATGACAAAGGATGCACCTGACGCACGTAGGTTTGGGACAACCTGCCAACGTGATATGTCAACGCCGTTACCGTTAGCGCTCTTTAGACGCCTAGGCGCCGACAGCTTGTGCTCCACACAAAGCTGCCGGCGGTAGGCTTCACCCATCGCAGGTGGATTGTGAATCGTACAGGTCTGTGTATTAGTTGAACCGCATGCTGCCAACATCCCCGTTATTACAAGGCAAGCGGCAAACAACACACCGACGCGTTTCACTACTTCATTGTATCACGTAAACGGCTGGGGACCATGGGGACCAGCCGTTCATATTAGTCAGTTGGCGGTGAGCACCCATTCATAGCATAGATACGCTCAATGTCTTCTCTAAACAACTCAGGAAAAACAGGGTAGCCCATTTCGACAGTCTTGCTTCGAATCAAGTCAATCTCCATTTCGCGCGCCCTGTCTCTATTCTGTGTGTACGTGCAGTTATCTTTACCGATCTTTCGCTGTTCCTCCAGCTCATCAATGGTGCAACGCCAATGACTCTTACGCTCGCGCGTTACAGTATCCGTTATGTCGTAACCATGCTCACGTAAATACCGCTGAACTCTCGTCCGCAAACCATGCTCAGCCAGAATAGGAAAATGGTTATAGGTAAGTTTGTGCCTAGCAGCTTTAGTAACGGATTCAGTGGTAATGGCCAAATCAACACGTTCTAACTGCTCCACTGCTTCAGCAATTACGCCACTAATTTCACCGCGTGTCAATTTGTCACCATCTCTAACCGCTCTTGCAATGCAGCACGAGCATCCGCCAGAGTGCGCTCTGCCTCTAGCAGATACTTGTATGCTTCCTCCGTTGGCATAGTATTCAGCACAAGACCCCAATGCTTAACGTGGCTACCAAATTCTCTAACCTTGTTATTTACAGCTATGACAAGTGTGTCAGCCCAACTCTCACTGGGGTCCCATTTCTCACCCGCCATTAGTTCACCAGCCGTAGGCTCGGCGTGATGCTCAGCCCGCTTGGCACGACTGCGGCTAACTAGCGTACTGCCAGCCTCGCTAGCTATATTGCTCAGCTGCTCATCAGGTAGCTCTACCATAATGCGCTTAATTTGGTCTTGATCTGCCTTACGCAGCGTCGCCTTGGTGTGACTCATTGCAGCTCTATCAGTAGCCTTCTCATCAGCGAGCCACGGTGTAGCTGCTTTGTAGCCGCTCTTATGCCAGTCAGTAAACCGGCGCACCTCAATTTCAGACTTGCCGATCGCCGTTGCAACGGCGGATGCCGAAACACCTTCTGCTCGTGCTGCCGCTATCTCCTCAGCAGCTTTGATGTATGCCTCACGTTTTGAGTCTGCTGACTCAGCGATGGCAATGTAGTCCTTTGCGCGCTCTAGTCGCCTTGAAGACTTAGGTGTCTTCGTCATTTATATCCTCCTGTCCTATCTCCTCAGCCAAACGACTCAGTTCGTTTTCAACACCAACACGCGCTGGTCTATCTTCCTGCCACGTACCTTCTTCTGCTTCCGCATTCTCTTGGATATGCTTCCAAAATGCCGCCTGTTTTCTAGGGTTCATTCAAACCTTTCTACTAGAGCTAGTTGCGCAACACACATCATACCCACAGAAGCGGCGGACAAAATGCAACAAGCCCGCACGACGGCGGGCTTGTCTAGCTAGCTAGAAGGATTTTGTTACGCAGACTTCAGTGTTGTCACTGCGTTCGTTACTGCGGCAACAGCATTAGTCACTGAGGCTGCAAGCGGTTCTAATTCAGCCTCGCTGACGTTACCACTAGCCTTCAGTTCTTCAATCTGCTTGTCTGCTTCGGCAAGGTGTGCAACAACTTCGCTTACTGCCGTAGCTAGTGCTTCATCCTCAGTCGTTAGGTTTGCTACTTCCGTCTGTAGCGTTTCAAGTGCTGTAGTCATTCTGTGCAATCCCTTTCGCAAGTCGCGTAGTTCGTCTGTAACCCACTGCTGCCAATCTGGACGCCATCGGCTGAAAAGTCCCATTGCTTCATCCTATCAGCTCAGCTTGTTATTTTGTTGATGGCGTTGAGCAATTCTTGGTGTCGGTCATCAATTAGCTTCGTTAGGCCCTCAGCTACGTTCTCCTCGGTTGTATCTACTGAGCGCAGAATGGCCTCGGTGTGTTCACGTGTAGCCTCACCGTCTTCAAGAAGAAGATGTGTGTTGGATTCTGCTTGTGCCTGTGTGGCGTTACTTGCTACCTGAAGAACTGGGAGAGCGACGAGCTGAATAAAGGTCTGTGCCAGCCACGCCACAAGAGCGATGAGTGATACCTTGATAATGACAGCAGGGAAGAACGATGAGAGGCCGAGAGCGTGTTTGAGGACTTCACTGTCAAAGGCGGTAAGCACTGCTGGCAGACTGGACACCGCAAGAACAACACAGAACCAAAAGAATGGCATTGAACCAAGCACTGCCGGCACAAGTACGGCTGTCTTAGCATTGATGCCCTTCGTCTCGGATGCAATCTGGCGAATACTTTTGCCGGCTAACCCAAGACCTGATGCGGCGGCAAGATGGTGGCGCGAACCATGTACGTGATCATGACGGCTCACTTATCATCGTCCTTCCCAAAGATGTGCTCAAACTCTTCTAGCTCCTCAGTCATCTCGTCTTCACGCTCCTTCTGCTCGTCGAGAAAATCGTCGTCCTCGTCTTTGTCATGCTTGTGCTTATGGTGAGACATCCGGACACCTAACACTGAGGTATCTAGCGCTTTGTAAGCGCACGTAAGCCGCCAAGGGTGCCTCTACACCGGGGAGGCGCTCCAATGCCGGCAGAGCGGCTCTCATGGCTTCTCGGAGGCACACGCCGGTGGGTTCACCTGCCTTCTGGACCATGGCAGTGTGTTTGGCTTCTTCCCTTGTTACTTGCTCATCATGCCGCAAGTTTGAAGCAGTGTGCAAACTGATGTACGTATTGGCACCGATGGCTAACAGCACGACAATAAAGAGCCCTATGAAAGCGTTGGTCTTAGTCATCTCAAAAATGGCCTGCCGATACAAGAAGTAGTCCAATAGCAGCGACGGCACCGATAAGACCCAAAATAAAGGTGCGTGTAGATACTTGCTTTTCAGCATCTTTTTTGGCATCGTCAGCTCTCGCTGCCGCAACAGCTACAGACTGACGGAAAGCATCATCTAATCTAGACAACTTTTCGCCTACGGAACGAAGCTCGTTACCTGTGCGATCTATTGAACCATTGATCGCGTCAAGCCGCGCATCGTGACCGTTGAGTCGAGCCTCGATCATCGCAGTTTCGCGGCCACGCTGAAATGCTTCCTCGCGTTCCCGTCGTTCTTGGCTAGCGCTACGCTGCTTAGACTCGGGTTCAGGCAAGTCGCTCATCCGTCACTCCATTCTACAGGGTGTGTGCTGCAAAGAGTCCAGCTAACGCTACAACGCCAACGATGACGGTAGCTGCGCCGACAATGATCTTGCCGATGCTGCGCACAGTTTCAGAGCGTTCTCGATGACCCAACTCGCCTTCAGATAAGCGCGCTAGTTGAGCATCCACCCAGTCCCGTCGCTTTTCTTCACGTGTTTCGGCTAGACGTTGACGCCGACCCATCTCGTAGTAGGTGAAGGCGCCGATGCTTGCGGCTATGCCGAACAGCGTCTGGACGAACCTGCGATCATCGACGCGCATGCGATCACCTCAATTCATCGTAAGCAGCGCGAAGGCCCGCACAAGACGGGCCTTCTGCGCCAGAAGTGATGCTACACTTCTTTAGCTTTGTTCACGTTCAGTCTATCATATGGCTAAACGCGGCCATCGACGTACACGCCGCAAATCGCTAAGCACACCCTCGCGGCAACGCGTTGAGCGCTTACAAGAGGTCCCAGACGGCCCCTCAACAATTGCTGGACGGTTACGCCCACTAGGGTACAAAATCTATGCTGAATATCTCGCATCGGATCATTGGCGAGATATTCACAAAAGATACCGCCAGAGCAACAGACCTCAACGATGCGCATGCGGCGCTGTTGGCACCCAGCTACACCACCTAACTTACGTGCGCCTAGGTGCAGAGCGGCTAGACGATCTGATTTTAGTCTGCAAGCGCTGTCACCGACAGATCCATCACAAGTCACCCAGATCATCACCTAAACGACCGCCTGTAGTCACCAAGAAGGTAGTCACAAAACAGCTGCCTGCACCACAGGGGTTCAAACCGTTCCCTCTTCCATACGGAGTAGCATCAGTTCCATCGCCGCTGGAACAAAGAAAGATCGCCCACGAACGAGCTTTAGCCAAGAATCACCTCAAAGGTAGTAAGCGTGGCACACCGAAGCCATGGGACAAGTTCGACCTACGATCAAGGCAGGTCAGCGACCGCGAAACCTAACTACAACCTCTCCGGGAGGGGTCCGAGGTAGCCTGGCCGAAAGGTCACGGGCCGTCGGGTAGCCTGTTGAAAAGCAGCCGTGCTATGCACGCTCTAGCAGAGTTATATAGACTGAAGGGGGGACCTTTAAGGGGGGGGTTCGCATGGTCTGGTAATCATCCGTTATCGCCTCGTCTTAGCTGAAAGCCTTACAAACTGTTAAGCTCTGAAGGTAACAAGGCTAAGACGTTTGAGCCGTTGCTTTCTTGCAGCTATGAGCGGTTATAAATGTCCCAAGCCGTAACGGCAAGCACAACGCCCAGACCTACGGCTAGACCGATTAGCGTGGCGTGGAAGATAGCGCCTACGACCGTTGTAAACGCTACGAACAGCACGGCTGTTGGGTTTAGGCTCAAAACGCCTCTACCACATCTAGGCACATGCCATCGGCGTCGAAGCTCAGCAGAGCAATATGCGCGGCTGCCTCGGGCTCAGCCGCTACGATCTGCTTCATGCGAGCGCGTCCCTGCGCCTCGGACTCACAATCCTCAATGAGATTGCCAGTGCTGCTGAAGAGGGACCAGTGCGTAGCCTGTGGCTTTGCCGCTTGGCTAAGTGCAGCCCTCAATGCTCGTTGTGTCTTGGCTAGCTCGTAACGCAGCTCTTCACATTCAGCCTCAAGAACCTTACGGTTCGCACGTTCATCGCCTAATGCGAGATTTAGTGCTGTGATCCGGTTCATTTTGTATTGGCGGCGACAGGCAGGGTGTTCACAACCTCAAGCGGGTTCGTCAACCCAACATCACGTGAAAGGTTGCAAGTGCGTAGCGCCCACACAAGCATCGCCCTACGCGAGTCGATACCGAGCAGTCCCGCCACCGCCGCTAGCAAGTCTAGCGTTAACGGCAAACGCCCGCTTTGGAGGCGGGCGCTTACCGTGGGGGGCCACCTAGTCGCTTCAACGTTCACGACGGACTAGGACGCCGAGGTTGTCCAGTAGCTCTTGCCTGGATTGCGCTAGTATACCTGCCGGCGGTAGTTAGCGCAAGCGTCTATCCCCAAGCGCGCTTTTCGGGTCGGCTAGCTACCGCCTCTCTCCTTCAGAGCTTTCTGTATCCGAGTTACCATCCGTTCTTGGTATCGCTCACGCGCTTGCTCTACAGAGCTAACACCGCGCAAGGTATTACAGAAGCGGTGTGCTATACGACCATTCTCATACGTGCGCTGTCCTTGCTTCACCCGAGGCCGGAGATGGTCAAACGTAACGAAGTCTGGACCCATTGGTGCTTGTAGGTCGGCAGGCAGATCACAGAGATGGCAAGTCCAACCATCTCTTTCGGCGATACGTACAAGCAGCCGTGTAGTGGATTCATTGCGGTGCGGTCCAATACGGACCTTACGCAACTTGCGCCGCTTAGAACGCTCTACTTGGAACTCATAGTTCTTCGCCGGCGCTGCTCCATGCACCTTATCTCTGCAACCCTCGCAGAGATAACCAAAGCTCAGTGACGCGTAGACGATGTCATATCGTCCAAAACACAAACCGCACTGAGGGACAACGCGCGCACCCCTATGTACGCTCACTCAGGTAATCCTTCACGAAGCGGTTCTGCAAGCCACTTTCTTGCGCTGCCGTCAGTGCAAGTTGGACCTCTGCTGGTGTACAGCCGATTTGTCCAGCGATACTGCCAAGTAGTGCTGTGTAGTTTGGAGCAGGACCAAGCGGTTCGTCAGGATCGCAAGCGATGGCAGCGACAAGAGCAGTCACGCGAACCATAAGTGGCTCAGCGGTATCGGCTGCGCGCAAACGTGCACGAGAGACACGCTCCCGTCTAAGTCTGAGTTCAAGTGCGCTTGGTTCCATACTTTGAACGTGACTGCTTGCGTTTGTCTCCGGGCTTTTGATTGACTGAAAATGGCGCAGATAGATCGAGCGCACCACGAATAACTTTGTAGCTAACACCACCGAGATCGGGACGATTTCCACCAATTACTAGCACTGAATGGTGCTCAGCCAAGTTATGTCCCTCTCCGGGTATGCTTGCCGTCAACTCTTCGCCATTAGACAAACGTACGCGCACTACCTTCCTAAGTGCTGAGTTTGGCTTACGTGGCTTAATAACGTACGCACGCGTAACTGTACCACGTAGCTGCGGATTCCCTCGCAGCGCCGCGCTTTTGCTTGTCTTTGACGGGCGCTTGCGACCTTTTCTAACAAGTTGATTAGTCGTTGGCATGCGGTAAAGGGTAGCAATCTCTAGCCGGCTAGGCAAGCAGTCGCGCAAATAGCGGCTAAAACGGGACTTGCATTAGCTACGGTTACCCGCTATCGTTAGCGACCGGCGCGGGACCGTCCACCCCGAAGGACTTTGTAGTTCCGCGCCGACCAGTTTATCTAAGCCAAAAGGAGAGAAATAGATGGGCGTAGCACACGTTCTAAACCGTAGGGGCGACACTGAGACAAAGTGGGACCCCGACGTGGATGTTGAGGTCCAGTCAGCAGAACACCAGTTCGCCGATATGGTCCACAACAAGAAGTATCTCGCGTTCCGGATGGACCCGGATGGCAAGCGCGGTGACCAGCTGCACGAGTTCGACAAGATGGCAGCAGCCATCCTGTACGTCCCAGCAATGGCGGGCGGCTGAGCAATGCCAGCCGGCGAGTGGCATGCATGGCGCGAGTATGTGCCATGCATGCCTACAGCCACTACATGGGTTCGAGCCGAGCGGGTAGATCCTGAGCTGGTCCGTGCCCAGCAGTTGACGGAGGAGAGTTACACTGGTAATCGAAATGATCTCTGGTCACGGCAACGGTGGCGGCTGATAAACGATAACATGACCCGAGCGTATCATCTTCGCCAAAGGGTTGCGGATAGACGTGCCATGGATCTCCTCCGGCGCTATTTGAGCGAGGATCAACGTCGAGAACTCGATGCTAATGGATACTTCATTGTCAGTTCGGCAGACGACAAACGGCAATATCGAGTGGATACATGTGACCATATAGGCAACGTCAAGCTCCTTGCTTACGAGGAGCCAATTCCTGGCTTAGGGCGTCACGGCTATGAAGAAAGACCCTTCATAGAAGTAGGCGCTTGGTACTGTTGCCATATCAACACTGAGTGTCCAACGGCTGATAATGCGCTAAGTCAGAAGCTTTGGCTTGAGAATCCAGAGCTAGAGCGTCGGTGGTTCGAAATGGCTAACATGTATAAACGGTCTGAATAATGGACGACGATCAAGTCCAAAAGGCCGCTCAGCCAGTAACAAGTGCCATTGTCTCCTCTGTAAAGAGGGACAGTGAGGAAGCTAAGCGGCAAGCGCTGTCGGCGCTTGTTTCAGCGGAAGCGTGCTGTGTACGTGCAGTTACAGAGATGGTACGTACATATAATGAGCGTGACCGTCTCGTTGATCTAGCAGTTGAGAAAGGCGCTAGCCACGAGGAAATACGGGAGGCAAAAGAAACCGGAACAAGGGAAGGTGAACCGCAATGAAACTCGGGTCAATCCTCGTCGCCACGCTGGCAGCGCTCGTCTTAGCGCCCTCGGCAATGGCGGGTCTCGGCTCCATCGGAGGCAACGAAGACGGAGCACTCTGCGACGGCATCCCGTTCGCAGAACAGGCGTACAGCAGCATCCCAGCCGCGGCGTCGTCGATCAAGCCAACGGCGATAGCCGGCGGCGAACAGTTCGTCGTCTTCCTCGGCAGCGAAGGCAAGGTCTACACCTGTGGCTCGAACGAATACGACCAGCTCGGCGTCGCCTCACCGGCAAGCTCGGACACCCCGGTCGCATTGCCGCTCGAACACGTCGTCAACATCGCGGCCGGTGAGCACTTCGCGATGGCGCTGCTCTCCAACGGCAGCGTGGTCACCTGGGGCGCCACGATCAACGGCACGCTCTATGAGCCGCAGTTCGACACGCACCATCTACCGGAAGTCGTGCCCGGACTGGTCGCCACCTCGATCGGCGCCGGCCCCGCATCGGCCGCCGCGGTCACCTCGGGCGGCCAGGTCGTCAACTGGGGCACGAACACATACGACCAGTTCTGCCTCGCCTCACGCGGCGGGGGCGACTCCCCCGTGGTCATGGAAGGCGTCAGCGAAGCGAAGCAGGTCGAGCCCGCCCTGGAGGACGTGTACGTCCTCACCGCCAAGGGCAAGGTGATGGGATGCTCGGAGGACGCACTCACCGAACGCGCCAACGGCGTCGTCAACCTCTGGCCTGGGTGGACAGACGGCCTCGCCCAGACGGAAAACGGCTCGCTCTACATGCTCGAACCCAACGGCAAGATGCACGCCGCACCGATCACGGGAGCCGTGCAGGCCGCCTCCGGCACAGAGAGCTTCATCGCACTCCAGAACAGCAAGGCCTACACCTGGGACGGCAACCTGCGCGGGATGCTCGGCATCGGCGTGAGCGAAGGCGGCTATGAACCCTGCTGCGCTCCCTACGAAGTCAAGGACCTCCCAGAACCCGTCACCGTCATCGGCCAGGGCCTCCTCGACAACTACGTCGGCGGAGGCGGCGCACCGGCCCCAAAAGTCTTACATCTAACGAAGTGGTCTCTAGCGGGCAGCAGCCTGAAGGACAAGAAGTTGGGTCAGTCGTTCAATTTCCCAGTGGGGGAAGCGTCGGGTCTGTCAGCACTGTACGGGAATCTGAACACCTCATTCAGCACGGGAACTTTCAGAGCCCCACTCGAATGGGAGGGTCTCACCGTCGCAAGCCTCGGCCTAAACATCGGCGGCGCCATCACCGGAAACACCGAATGGGAAAGCGCCACCGAAGCAAAGCTCCGCACCACCGGCACCGAGCAAATCGGCATTGAGTACCTGTCGATGCTCGGCCTGAAGATCCCCACGAGCTGCGAAAGCAAGGCAAAGCTTTATCTCACTGGACATCAATCTCTTACAAGTCTCGAAAGCGAAGTCCATCTCAATGGCACATCCGCTATCGGTAAGTTCTCTTGCCACAGCGGCTTGCTAGGACTTGGAGGATTGCTCGGGGAAGTGTTCACAATGTTGCTGAGTGGCGAAGGTAACTCGACAACAGTAGTGGTAACGCCTTTGTCGGCAAAGCCGCTGGAATAGATCAAACTGTGGGGACGTCAATCGGCGTCCCCACCTTCCAAAGGACACCATGCACAGACATTTAGTAATAGCTCGCGCTGGCGGACCGAGTGCAACTGACAGAGCAGCGCAGGTTGAAATCCGGCTAGACACGCCACCAAGCGCTACCGATATGCAAAACATCCGAGAACTTGCCGAAAAGATGTACCCTAATTCAACTCGTGCTGCTGTTGTAACACTGCCGTTCTACGAGAACCTTGATAACCCAGCGGCACAAGAAGTCACTAGGTTGGTCTCAGCCGTGACGCAGCAGCTTCGTGAGCTAGGGCCGATCGAAACAGAGCAGGATGTAGAGGCACTAGAACAGCGGCTACAGGACGAGAATCCACAAGACGGGACGCCAAGCCTTGCAGACACCATCAGTGCTATCGCACTAGCAGGTGTCACAGACGTTGCAAAGCGTGTCCAAGAGGCAATTGAACGATACCGACCCTAATGGACATCAACGCCAACATCCTAGCCGACATCCTCACCCATGCGTGGGAGGATGCGCCGTTTGAGTGTTGTGGACTTATTGCCACCAAGGATAACGAAGCGACAAGCATGCATCGCTCTATCAACATCTCAGACAAACCGGAGGTCGAGTTCATTATTGATCCGCTCGAACTTATCGAGCAGATCACAGAGTTCGAGTCTCAAGGTTTCAAGCTTGGTGCCATCTATCACTCGCACATTTGTATCCCTGCGTTTCCTTCAATGGTTGACGTCCAGTTTGCGGAGAACTGGCCAGATGTTGAGTGGCTGATAGTTGGCGTTGGACCATGGCAAAAGCCGGTGGTTCGTTCATATCTCATCAACGATGAGGACATCAGATCAGTGGACATCAATGTAACAGGAGGCATCACTTGAAGCGACTTTTCGCTGTTGCAGCACTTGGATTGGCGCTAGCAGCGTGCGGTGCTACACCGGGTGCTGGGCAGATTGGAGTAGTACGGACAGGCCATTCCTTTATTGCACCATGGACGTGGTTCAATGGTCATGGGATCAGTAAGGTTATTTGTCCTGGGACCGGCTGGTCATGGCCAGGTTTTGGCTCGGAAGTCCACTGGTACCCAGCGGACAGCGTACAGCGTAACTACACCATTACATCGGAATCTGGTCAAGGTGACCGCAAGGGGGCAGATGTCGTTGAGGTGCCAACGCAAGATGGTGTTCGCGTTGGACTTGAAGGTACCTTCTACTTCACGACGGCATTCAACTGCTCAGTAACAGGTGTAAGACTGCTCAAGGATTTCGATAGTCGCTTTGGTATCCGTACATTTCAATCCAGCAATGAAGGTGCCGAAGCGCTAAAGCCCTATGAAGGCGAAGAAGGTTGGCGTGCGCTGCTAAGCCAAGTTGTGCGACCGATCATCAACAATGATCTGCGACGCAGCATCGGTACGGTTACGTGTCCACAGCTTGTGTCATCTTGTGCGCTAATCCACAACAGTTCAAGCGTGTCCAGCGGTGGACAAAACAACGGTAACTTGCAAAAGGTTCAAGAAGCAGTCAACGCTAACCTCAAGACCGACATTGCATCGGCGCTCGGTAATGACTACTTCTCGAACATTAGCTTCCTGCTTGAACACGTAACACTGCCAGAAGCTATCCAGAATGAAATCGATAAGGCACAAGCGCAGTTCGCAGCCGTTGGTTCAGCACGAGCCAAGGTTGCACAAGCCAAGCTGGAAGCACAAGCAAATGAGGAACGTCAACATGGTTACGAACACTGCCCTGCATGCGCTCAAATCGATGAGCTAAAGGCAATTCCGCCAAACGTTACAACCTTTGCGCCAGGCGCAGGATTTGCGGTGACCCACTAAATGCCAGACCTCGGTGTGCTTCTGTTCCTTGTGGTTCTCGTAGCGATTGCGTTTTACTACAGACGCCGTTGGCTAATACGTCACGATCAGCACCTTTATCGTAAAGCTCGCTGGTTTGCAGACCATCGCTCTAAAAACAACGTCACCGAAGTGTTAGAAAAGATGTCATACGTAGGAATACGAGGTCGTGATGTTGTATTAGCAACAAGCATACGTGCGCGCATACCGGACGACGACCCAGAATGGGAATCGAAGTTCCATCAAGCTATGGCGGATGCTCGTGTAGCTGTAGCTGCGAGAAATAGTGAGCTGAACACCCGAGGTACGCGATGACTGAGCCCACCCCTGATCTGAGGTTGCCACCCTGAGGCTGTGGAGGCACACATCCGCGCCACGTACGACCGCGAACCGCAGTACAAGTGGGACGACGGTGGCCGCTGTGCCATGAGCTACGAGGAGTGCTACGGCCGCTCGCCGCTTGAGGATGCCGAAGATGTTGAGGAGGCCGAAGCCGCCATTCACGCCTTCTTAGAGGCGTGCGGGGCGACGGTGGAGGAGCGCACCTATCCCGGACCGGCCAATCAGCGGCGCATCGTGACTCGCTGGGAAGACTTCTCGCCCGGCCCGTGGCCACCCGAGGGCAGCCCCGAGTACGAGGCAGCCAAGCGTCAGCGGGAGGCCCCCGATGCCTGGCGATCAAGGCAGCGTTCGGATGAGCAATCACACTGAGCCACGGGAGGCCGCACTGGACCGAATCATTGAGCGTGTGCGTCACGCCGGATACCTGACGGGCTACGCCATCGCTCGACACGGCAGCGAGGCGCGGGACTTCGACATTGTGGCCGTGCCCTGGACTGAGCCCGCACGCGGGACGCAAGCCCTCATCGACGCACTGCTCCGAGAGGGGTTCGTCGCCGAGGGACCGGAAGGGAGCGACAAGCCCAAGCTCGGACCACACGGGCGCGAATCCTGGGTGCTGCATGGCGTCTGGGCAACTGCGGGTGTCCAGTACATCGACTTGGCCATCTTCCCGACCCGGGTCGAGTCCGCCTACACCGAGGAGAAGCGCCAGAAGGAGGAGGCGCTGCGGGTGCTGGCCCGAACGCGACGATTCTGGGAAGCCACGACAACGCCGCCCGAGTCCGACGAGGCGCAGGAAATCATCGACGAAACGAACGCGCTGCTAGCAGGCAGGACCACACCATCTAGTGAGAGGAGCGAGCGGCCATGAGTGCCGATAACTGGGCAGCCTGCCCGCGATGCTTGCAGCAGGCCAAGGAAACCGCCGAAGAGGCAAAGCGCGAAGTTGACGCGCTTTACGGCCAGATCCCCGTCGAGGAGTTTGAGCAGCGCCGCGCCGACTTGCCGGACCTCCCGGACGCCGAAGACAACAAGTACCGGACCTTCCGCGAGGATTACGAGTGGTGGACCGAGGGCGGCAAGGTCGAGTGGAACTACCACGGCAAATGCACGATCTGCGGCCTTGAGTGCAAGGTAGATGGCTCCAAGCGCTTCTGGGATTCAATCGCACGGGAGCCGGTCGATGCCTGACCATCCATCCCCAGGAGACCCCGTGGCTGAGACTCGCCATCCGAGCGCTATGCAGGAGCACTGCGAGCGCCATCACCCTCAGAGCGTCATTGAGCGCGTGGCCTACAACGCCGGATGGGTCGATGCCTGCGACTACATCGAGGAAGTCGGAGCCGAGCAAGCCGAGTCCGCCCTTTCCCATGCAGAAGAGGAGATCGCCATGCACCGCCGAGCGCGGGAGTCGTTGCGCGAGCTGGCGGAAAAGAAAAACCGGCGAGCAGAGGCGGCAGAAGAGGACGCAAGGGCTCTGAGGGAGGAGCGGGACGGGGCACTTGCACGCGAGCAGAGTTATCGGGAACAGCGGGACCGCGAGTCGCTGGTCGGAGGGCGCTACAAAGCGGCCCTGGGGTTCATCGCTACCAACGAGGACTGTGCCAATTCCCCCGCCGGAACCGTGGCCCGCGCAGCACTCGCAGCCCAGAACCCAACCACCCCTACCTCGGAGGAGTCGAATGGCTGACACCTGCCCCACCTGCGGCTCTCACGTAAAGGTCCACACCAGCGACGAGAGGACCTGCTCCTACGAGCCCGTCCGGGGCAGCCCGACCTATTGGCCCGGCGATGTGGAGGGCGGTATCCCTGGTGTCACAGACCACGAGGAGACCGGCCCGATCGGTGCTGGCACGCCACACGCCCGGATGTGCTGGTTCTGGGACCGGATGCACACGCACGACGAGCTCATTGCGGAGCTGACAGGCTGGGGCCCAATCAGCAGCACCTATCGGTTCGAGGCGGCCATAGCCGACGCCTTCGACAAGTTGGCCGAGCCCGTCCGGTCCGGTGAGCCGACAGATGAGGAGCTGCTGGCGGCCTACGTGGCTGGCTTCGCGCACAGCGGTGAGGGCTACAACGGCGAATGGCCATACGAGGGCCGCGAGAGCGAGCTACCCGCCGAGCTACGACCAGCGTTCGAGAACTGGCTCTCAGCAGCCCACACCCCCAGAGACCACGGAGAGACTGATGAGTGACCAGCGGCGTTTGCACTAGCGTCGGTCCACTGCTATCCTACGTTGCATGAGCACTCAACTAAACCGAGAGAATTACGCAACACGCAAGGAGTATCGGTGGGCGCGGCGAAACGCAAAACGTCGTGTAGCTGCTAGAACGCGTCCTGTCCGTTATTTCATTGCTGTAGCTAGTGTAACGGCATGGGTCATAACCGGCAGCTTTGTAGCGTTTGCTGTGACGTTCCTTGTATGTAGCCTTGCGTATGCGGCTTGGCGATTCTAAGCCGTTCAAGCATTCCATATAGCCGTAACCCCTTAGGTCACCCTTTGGGCACACTTAGAGGAGCAGCGTGGAGGTTGTTGTTTCAACTTTCGCGGTCCACTTCTGCCCCGGTGGCACGTAGAAACCGATCGACTTCACTACCGAGCTGTTCGGTAGGAGTTTTCCTTCCACTCGGGGTCCGTTGCCGGCCCCGAATTCACCCGCTGATGATGGCCCGGCTATAACCCACGCCGAGCGGCTTGCACTCGGTTCGACGCCCGCTTCTGCTTCTGCTTTGGTGAATGTTTTTTCGGTGTAGGTCTGTTCGCGCTTTGCTTCACCAGCAACGATAATCCAGTTGACGCCGTTGTTATGCAGGAGCAAGTGTTGGCCGGTCTCTAGAGCGACTTCTTCAACAGCGGAGACAAAGTCACCGTAGATTTTGGCTCCACCAGTCGTTTTGACTTTGCAGCTACCTGTACCTTCTGCCCAGCACCAGATCAATACAGAGCCGTTAGCAGTAGAGGCAGGTAGTGAAACGGTGGCACCATTCTTCTGCACCTGAATGGATTCACCGTTCTTTATCGCTATCACGCCTTCTTCACGTAGGATCGTAGGAGCTGGTGGCGCGGCGGTAATGAACGAGCGTGCATCTTCTTGGTGTTCGATTTTGTATTTACCGCCAGTGTTTTTCAGCACGACTAGACGTATCTGAGACTTACCTGCTGTTGCAGACGGTGGTTTTTCTTCAGCTTCTTTTAGCGTGGCACGTTCAGTCCCTGAGTGAAGTGAGACCGTTGGTGCAGCGTTCCAGGTGCTAGCTGTAAGTTCAAACGCAATCGGCATGTATTTGGTTTCAGCAGGAAGTTCCGCTGGTTTTTTGGCTGAGATCGCAGCTTTGGATGATTTGGACCGCATCAGTTTTTTGTTTTCAGTAGGATCTGGCAGCCATGCGAGAGATGCGGCCACTTCGCCTTCGGATTCAAGTTCGCCTGTAACTTCGATTACTTTGGCAGTGAAAGACCAATCAGCCGAACTGACTACACCAGCTTGGATGATGTCTTGCAGTTCGTTGACTACTTCATCCAGTAATTTAGATTTGTTACTGTCTACGGTTGGGTATTCAGATACGAGCGTTGGACCTTCGGCGTAGTCCAGTTTGTAACGTGTAGTTTCTTTGAAGGCCATTGGTGTCCTTAGGGCTGTTTGAAACGGGTTTCCGAGAAGCTGAATACATCTTCTTCGAAGGCATGGATAGCTTCAGCAAAGGTGTATTTTTCGCCGGTGTTTAGCCAAGGCCAAATGCCGGCTGGTGTCACTGCCATTACTTTGGCGATTAGCGCGCTTTCGCTCGGGATATCTGCACTTGGTACAGATATGCCAAACCGATACGCTTCTTTGGTTCCTTCGGGGCCACGACGTTCGATTAGGACGCTTCGTTCAACAAGCGTCTGTCCTGTACGCGTGAGCGTTGTCCCAGCATAGATCGCTTCTTCAATTGACTTCGTTGTGCCACGTTCGAAACCAGCGTGGATTTTGACGAGTTCTCTGGCTTCAGCTTCACTTGCACCGGAAGGGATTTTTACACCCACGTACTGTGCAAGGTATCCCAGAGCTTCAAACGGACAGGTTTCAGGGTTGAATAGTGAACCCCATGCTGGGACAAAGAAGGGTTCTCCATCAGAGTGACGTTCCTCGGCAAGTTCTAGCCATGGTTCGTACATCTGAGCGATCGACACTAGGTACCGTTCAAAATCGGTTGTAAGCCACGGTTGCATGCGCTGTACGAGACGCTGTGTGAACGGACCAGCACTAGGACCACCCTGGAATGGACCATAGTGACCAAAGTCCGATGCACCAGTCACAATTGTGCCCATACCTACGTATCCTGAGGAGAACGTGTTATCTCGCACTGATAACAGTTCAGACCATTCACCAGCGTGGCGTCGCCAAACTGTGAGGATTCCACCGCTTACTTTGAACCCCATGAGGTCAGTCTTCGCAAATGTAACTTGATTACGAGTAGCTAGAACAGTTGGAAACGCTGCTTCCCACTTTTCGATATCGAGTTTGAATAAACCTTCAGATATACTTTCATCGTGGTTCTGTTCGGGAATAATCGTCGCTCTATACCCTGTCGTTGCTGTACCGACCAAACAACACCAGAGCCCAAAGAACGTTTCCTGACCAAGGAGATGTCGAGGAAGGGCTATAAATTCAATGCAACAAGCCGGCTGTCTGAAAGTGGAGACGTTCCAATATGCCGCACTTTCGACTTCAATGCTTTTGGCTTCCCAATGAGCCGGCGAAATACGTGTTTCCCCGGTATTGCCAGCATTTGGAAGCACTGTCCACTTTCCGCCATCGCTTAGCGGTTTTTCTTCCCGATTGAAGTTATCAAGTACGGGTGTGCCGGCTGGTGTTTCTACCCGTGGCAGTTCAAAAGTCATTAGCCCGCTGTTACTTTGATATTGCTTGGTTTGGTTTCCGGCAGTGGCGCTGGTCCAAACAGCGTTAGATCGGCCGTTTTACTGCCAGGTGCTTCTTCCAGTCCTATAGCAAGTCCAGAGCTGCCTGCTAGCACGTAGGCAACTCCCTGTACCGCCTCGATCGCTCCAATGATCTGGTTGTAACGCACAACGTTGAAGCCTTCAGTGGCGTTGATCCACCCCGAACTTTCATCTTCATTGCGGTTGGTCGGGTTACCCCATGTTTCAGGCGAGAGGAGATTTTCGATGGCAGTTTTGACGTTAGACAGAGTGGTCGCTTCATTGAACCCTGAGAGAACATGTACAACGGCAGTCACGCGCACTTCGTTGTAGTTGGGTGGTTCAACGAAGACTTTGAAGTTGATCTCACGATACGATTCAAGATATTTCTGTACCGCTTCACGGCCAGCTTTAGACACTTCTTTACCTTGTCTAGTTGTCACGAATACGGTTACAGTACGCTGGTTTTCGTAGGAGCCGATCGCTTCGTATTTTTCTTTTTTCCCAGGACTTGAGATCGCCGCTTTACTCATCACCAAGGTTTTGGCACCTTCGTTGACTGAGACCACGGTTGTACCTTCAGCGATACCAGGACCTTTGAGACGCGTGCCAGGGTGTTTCTGCGGCGAGCTTGCTTCAGCGGTGATGCCGGTAAAGCTAGTCACTTCAGCCATTGTCGTTTCAGTGCTGACTACTTTGGCTTCGAAGGTATGGACTTCTGGGTTATAGCCGTCTATCGCTGTCGCTCTACCGATAACAACACCAGTAGGTAGCACAGTGCTAGGAGCATCCAAAGCAAACGTTGCAAAATTGGCTGCTGTAATGGGACGTGGTGCTTGTAGTTCTAGCTGTGTAGCTAGACGTTTCATGTATTCGGTATCGTTTTCCTGATCTGCGCCGCCTGTTGTTTCGGCGGTAATCGTGATTTCCGATACGAAGTTGATGTTGTTTACAGGCGATAGCACTCCTGTGATGCCGTTATATTCTTCACCGCGTTCGGCAGCGATGACCTGTACCGTCGCTTCATGTTCACCTTCTTTGACTTCAACCGCTTTTTCTACATAGAACGCCTTGCCTGAGCCTTCGATAGTTAACCCAGCTTCAATTTCCCGTGCTGGGTATTTGCCGCCTTCTTCTAGGAGTTTCCATTTGGTGCTAGCGCTGGCGTAGGCACCTTCGTTGAACAGGAGTTTGAAAAGCTGAGTGCCATATTGGCGGAAGACAGCTTCTGGTACAACTGCTGCGACTAGCGCAGCGTTATTAGCCATCATCGCCAAGATATTGATGAGGATGACTTCTAGGTTGGCTTCATTAGGTTCCCATCCAATGATTCCCTTGGCTTCGAGTTCTTCCGCCAACCTATCTAGCGCATTATCGGCAAGCTGGATCGGTTCAGTTTCGACGTTTACGTTTATGAATTCAGCCATAAGTAATCTCCCTGCAAAACCGCGTTATTTGCCACCGTTGCGCCGATGCGCTATAGTGCGCTTTGCGCCCGTAGCTCAGATGTTCTACCCATTGTGTCATCCGCACTTTGGGTGTTGAGAGCGCTCAGTTCCCTGCGGGGTAGAGAGGTCGTGTCACTGGCAAGACACCGGGCGCAACAAGTTGGGCCCTCGCGTGCAAACGCCGACTCGACGGTAAGGCTGTGGGCTGTGGCCGGTCGGTATGACCCCACGGCGCGTTTGCTACAATTACTGCAATGGACACGAACCGAAACCCAGATCGACCGCGACCCACATCCACTGGGTGTGGTGTAGTGGCTCGCACACCTGCTTTGGGAGCAGGCAGAGATGGTTCGATTCCATCCACCCGGACTTTCCGATGGCGATACCAGCGACTCCAACACTTACTCTTAGGGGTGAGTGCGGCGTTGGTGTCCGCGACTGGTCTCCAAAACCAGTAATCCCGAGTTCGATTCTCGGCCCACCCGCTCAATGCCGAGGACGCCTGATGGCCAGGTAGCCGGCTGTAACCCGGTGGTCTCCGACAAGGTAGGTTCGATTCCTCCCTCGGCACTTCTAGCCAGCTAGACACAGGCCGCTCTGGTGAAATTGGTAAACACGCTGGTCTTAGGAACCAGTTTGCCGTGATAGGCATTGAGGGTTCGAGTCCCTCGGGCGGTACTATGAACAAGTTAGAAGCCACAATCTATAGCACCTGTAAGTGTGGTCATGATGCACTACTCCACACAGGGTGGCGGTGTAATGCCAGGACCTTGCATCGATGTGCTGGATGACGAGAACGAAACCGAGTGCCCATGCCTAGGCTTCGACCCTGATCCAGAAACCTTCCACAACAGACCAGCATGAAAAGTATCCTTGACGAGAATGAGTTGCGCGCAATGCTAGCCATTGAGGATGCTGCTAAAGCAATCATTGAGATGGACGAGCGCGGACCACTACAGTACAATCGTAGTGAGCTAACTCAAGCGGTCCATGTATTGCAGGGGTTTGTGACGTCTCATGCAATGCATCGACTCAGCTCCTCAGAGTTTTCCGATTGGTGGAAGCCAAGAGAGTAATGCACATCATTGCTACATCCGATCTCCATGGTGCGCTACCTGAGATTGAGCCTTGTGACTTGCTTCTTATCGGTGGAGACTTACCACCAGTCAATGGTAGCCATCATCCGGCAGACCAAACGCAGTGGGCGAAGGAAACGTTTGCTGAGTGGATTGCCGCATTACCTACAGAGCGTGTGATCCTCGTTGCTGGGAACCATGACTTCTGGCTTGAGACCGAAGAAGGTAAAGCAGCTGTCGAGGAGATCCCAAAGCTAACTTACCTTGAGGATTCAGGCACTGAGGTAGACGGCCTCACCATCTATGGAACACCTTGGACACCTAATTTGCCTGGGTGGGCGTTTCAGAAGGAAGGTGACGAGGCTAGACTAGCTTTCGCTAACATCCCACGGAACACAGACATCCTACTGTCGCACGGCCCATTAGCTGGCAGAGGAGATCTAGTAGGCAATCGAATTACAGGCTACGAGTATTGTGGCTCAAAGGAGCTTCGAGAGAATGTTGCAACCCAACGTGTACGTACCGTTGTCTGTGGTCATATTCACGAGGGATACGGTCAATATACACTGAGGTACGAAGGACGAGAGACTAACATCTATAATGTTGCGCACATGGATGCGATTTACAGACCCATCAACCCACCAGTAGTAATTGAGCCGCTGTAGCCCAACCTGGCAGAGGCACCGGATTTAAGCTCCGGTCAGTGTAGGTTCGAATCCTACCAGCGGTATGTACAAGCCCGTGTAGCCCAATCGGTAGAGGCAACTGTTTCAAGAACAGGAAAGTGGGGGTTCGAATCCCTCGGCGGGTATGGCGACTAGTCTAAATAGGAAAGACGCTGCGCTCTGGACGCAGTATTCGAGGTTCGAGCCCTCGGTCGCCAGTGCCGACTAGTCTAAAGGCAGTGACGCAGGGTTTTGGCCCCTGAGGTTGAGGTTCGAATCCTCGGTCGGCAATCCGGTAACCAAGTAAACCAAGGTGAGAGAATGAAACTAGGAGAGGCGCTTTCAGAGCGCGCACGCTTACAAAAGCGCATTAGCGAACTACGTAGCCGCATCAGTATGAGTGCAGCGGCACAAGAGGATACAACACCTCCTGAGAACGCGTCTACGCTCATCTCAGAAGCAGAGACGGTTCATGAGGCCCTAGCGGTCCTAATCGGTCGTATCAACCATACAAACGCTTCTACGAAGTTCAAGAAGGGGACACTCACAGATGCGCTCGCCGAACGTGACCGTTTGGCTGGCTTGATCGCCACCTATAAGCAAGCGGCTGATGCTGCTCAAGGTGACACTAGTGCTTTCCGCTATATGCGGTCTGAGCTAAAGCTCACACGGCATGTGGATGTAAAGGCACTGCATGAAAAAGCTGATAAGACTTCTGCAAAGTTGCGGAAGTTGGACAATGAAATCCAGGTAGTCAACTGGGCTACAGACCTAATCTAAGCAGACAGTCGGTAGCGGTTATCTAGCGAAGGACGGATGCACCTTTTCCTTGGCCTTGGTCGGCCCAATCTACGACACCTAGAAACCTGTTGAAACACCTCATCGTACGGCAGGTGTACAGCTCAATTGAGCATCGTAACGGTGAATCGTTATTACCAGCATCACTTCAATAGAGAGCCGTGAGGGCGGGCTAGGGGATTTGTCTGCAAGAAAGGAACACGATGGAGATTTTCGAGTACGCCGTTATTCTTGACGAGAAAACAGACAAGGATGGTGAAGTCACTGAAGAGGCCAAGCTTGTCGTCGATGTAACACGCATCTTGGCACGCGATGAGGGTAAGGCGCAAATGATCGCAGCTCGTGCGATTCCGGACGAGATTGTTGCCGATCAAGCAAAGCTAGACCGCTGCCAGGTTGTGGTGCGCCCTTTCTAGGCAAGGACTTAGCAAAGCCCGAGCTTGCTTATGACTTTGCTGAATTCAGTCCACCCCAAGAAGGACGGTCTACTGTATCGTTGATGTCTATGTCTAAGTCCAAAGAAGCACCAGCTACTAAGTTGTCAGCATCCACGCTGCTTGCACGAGCCGGCTAGATACGCTATAGTCGTTATTGCGTTGCCGAGGTTGCGCTAAGTACAGATAGGCGCTTACGGATGGGTTAGTTCCTGAAGGACAAAACGGGACAAGCAAACCGGATGTACCTGAGAGGCTTGTCGTGTAGGCAACGCTTATGTGTGCGTAGCTCAGCTGGTAGAGCGTCACGTTGCCAACGTGAAGGCCGTGGGTTCAAATCCCACCGTGCACTTAGGATAAGGGTAGGGTCCGCTAACCCGCGCGGAATGAAGTGTTGCGTTATGCGGGGAGTGACATTTCATCTCTTATCTGAGGGAACTCGGTAGGTGACCGAGCTTGCGGAAAGCCGAAGGGTTGGGGTAATCCGCACATATGGAAAGTGCGGCCGAGGTCGGTCTCGGCGCTGGTCTTGAAAACCAGTTGTCTCCTAAGACGAGGCAGGGGTTCGACTCCTCCGCTTTCCGCTAACGCGAAAAGCAGCTACAGCTAATATGCCGCACCGCTCGCGTGAGGCCGAAATAGGCATGTATAGCCCTTCTATAAACCAATAGGGCAAGTCCGTCAATTAGAGCTGAAGCGGCAGCTCTAGGCGACGGCAATTTCTTCGCGGGTGAGGTGTACTTGGCAGCACGAGAGCTTTCCAAGCTCTAAGAGCGAGTTCGATCCTCGCCACCCGTTCTAGACACTACAAAGGAGTGGTCAATGATTTGGAAGTATCTGTTTGGTAAATGGGATCATTCGGAATCACTGCTAGGCGCTATCCTGAAGCGTCGGCGCGGTGAACCGACCAAAAATTAGAACAAAATGGCAACTAGCTCAATGGCAGAGCGCTCGGCTGTTAACCGAACGGTTCTGGGTTCGAATCCCAGGTTGCCAGTATGACCAAGGACACTCTTGAGGCAGTCCGTAGCGCAGCATGGAAACGGGCTCAAGCTGTGCGAGCGCAGATGGAAGCACTCAAGGACTTGTCGGAAAGGTGCATTGAGGCTCGTGATGCTGGTGTCGATCCTGAGGAGATTGCAAAGGAGGCGGGGCTCTCGCCTAACAGACTCAATGAAATACTTCGCCCAAGGCGCAAGGGTGGTCATCAGCCCACTCCGCTCCTCAGTGAGGAAGACAGAGACTTCATGGTGTTTGAGAGCGCCTTAGGTCGTATACTACAAGCACCACCCAAGCCTTCTACTAAGAAAAAGAAGGTGGGGTTTTGAAAGCTTGGAGGTGCTGGGCATGTGGTGCGCCAGCGGGTTTGCTAAACCTCGTGGCCGTCCTTAGCGGCGGTCTGCGCGTTCAACTCGCGCCGCCTCCGTATCGAGTTTCACGTCGTGTCGCTGCTGCCTTTGCTCTATAACAGATAAAGCAGCGACAACCCTTCTTCATATAAGTGCCGATGCCGTGCTTACGCCATAATACATAGTGGTGTTTGCGATGACAAGCGGAACAGCGAACCTCACACTTGGCTATCTCGGCTTCCATGCGCTCACGTCGCCAACCCCAAATGTTGTGACTGATCTTTTGCGCTGGATCGAGGTGGTGAAGCTGAAGGTCATTGGTATTACCGCAGACAACGCACGACTTGTCAGCAAAATATTCCGCGCGACGTTTAGCCACCCACTCTCGCTGATACTCGCGCTGCCGTTGCGGATCGCTATAGCCCATCGATAATCGCTATACTACCGTTTCCGTACCAAAGCGTTGTTTACTGATAATCGCGGAGGAACTTATGGAACACGACGTAGGCGTCATCGTGGGACGTTTTCAAGTCCACGACTTGCATGGGATGCACAGACATTTGATTGAGAGCGTCTGTGCCAAACACCACAAGGTGATTGTCTTTCTTGGGTTGTCACCTTTGCCAGTAACAGCTGAGAATCCGCTGGATTTTGAAGCGCGAAAGCAGATGCTTTTAGCTGCCTATCCAGACCTCAATGTTCTCTATATACAGGACGTCAACAACGATCAGCTTTGGAGCCGTAAGCTCGATGCTGAGATAGCCAAGGTTACCACGCCTGCCCAGAGTCCAATCCTATATGGTGGTCGGGACTCATTCATAGAGCATTACAGAGGGGCATACCCTACTGAGGTACTTGAGCCTGAGCACTATATCCGAGTATCTGGCAGCCAGCTTCGAAAGGAGGTGGGACGCCGGCGAACTAAGAACTCGCCAGATTGGCGCGCTGGTGTTGTGTGGGCTTCGCAGAGTCGCTTTCCTACCTCGTTTACAACAGTAGATATAGCTGTTTTCAGTGAGGATTACGAGCGTATTCTTCTGTGCCGTAAGGCAGACGAGAAGCTATGGCGCTTGATCGGTGGGTTCGCTGATCCATCCTCAGAGACATTTGAGCAGGATGCTCGGCGCGAGGTGCATGAGGAGACACACATAGAAATCACGGACCCAATGTATCTCGGTTCCTTCAAAGTTGATGACTGGCGCTATCGCAACGAGCAAGACAAGGTCAAGACTTTACTGTTCGCTGCTAAGCACCAAAGCGGTACACCTCGGCCAGACGACGACATTGAGGAAGTAGGTTGGTTCGATATCTGGCGTGGAGACGAATCCATACTGGACATAGACCTTGAACTCAAGGTCATGCCAAACCATCGACCTCTATTGTCCAGAGCATTACTACATGTTGTGGAAGAACTTGAACTCGACACCAGCGGTTTAGAGATACGAAAGGTAAAGAGATGAACCTCATACTTGCAACCGATTCATACAAGCTCACGCACTGGAAACAATATCCAGAGGGCACTGAACACGTTTACAGCTACTTCGAGAGTCGAGTAGGGGCAAGGTACCCCTACACCGTTTTCTTCGGCTTACAGCACCTGCTACGCGGTCTCACGGGTGAGGTAGTAACCGACGAGCACCTGCAAGAGGCGCAACAGCTTGCAAGCAAGCACTTCGGGTCGGATGACATGATTAACACTGAGGGGTGGGAACACATCATCAACTGGCATGATGGCAAACTTCCTTTGCTCATAAGAGCTGTCCCTGAGGGAATGGCTATCCCGACTGGCAATGTCTTGATGACGGTCGAGAACACTGATCCCGAGTGCTACTGGCTAACAAATGCCATCGAGAGCTACCTAACACATTTGTGGTACCCATGCACGGTGGCAACCCTTAGCCGAGAGGTGAAGATAATGCTGAAAAAGGCACTAGAGGATACAGGAAGCTCGCTCAATGGTTTGCCTTTTATGCTCCATGACTTTGGCTATCGAGGCGCTACAACGCATGATGCAGCAGCTATAGGTGGAGCGGCACACCTTGTGAATTTCCTAGGTACAGACACGTTGCCAGCTATCCAGCTGTTGCGCGACAGCTACCACGAAGAGCTTGGATCTAGCGTACCAGCGACCGAGCACTCAGTAATGACTGCGCTTGGCCCTGAGGGAGAGGATGACATGATTAGTCACATCCTCGAACAGTACCCTTCAGGACCGCTATCCATCGTAGTAGATAGCTACAACGTCTATGACTGCGTATACAACATCTGTGCGCGTAAGAAAGAGATCATGCAGCGCGAGGGTGGTCCTGTTGTTATACGACCTGACTCAGTCACTGATGCACACAAAACACCAGGCGAGCTGGTAACCTGGATTCTTCAGACACTAGGCGATGCGTTTGGTGGCACCTCAAACGGCAAGCGAACCGTACTCGATCCCCACGTCCGCGTCCTATGGGGCGATGGTCTAACACCAGCCGATATCCAACAGATCCTCGACGTTACCGCAGAGGCTGGTTGGGCTGCTGAGAACTTGGTTTTCGGTATGGGTGGTGGTCTACTGCAAAAGCTCAACCGCGACACCCAGAGGTTTGCGTTCAAGTGCAGCGCACAAAAGCGCGAAGGCGAGTGGCACCCTGTCTATAAGGAACCACTAGGTTCCGATAAGACAAGCAAAGCCGGACGGCTAAAGCTGACTATCCGGAGGGGTGTTTTGGCAACGTTGGCGGAGGGAGCAGATGGCATCAACTATCTGCTAAAGCTTTTTGAGGACGGCAAGCTGGAACGGCAGCACCACATACTCGATATACGCCAACGTGCAGAGCTTCTCTAGAACACTTCGATCGATACAGCACGCGCTGCTGGATTCATAAGTTCTTCTGTTTCTTCAAGCGTAAGTTCCGCTCGCGGTTCCCAGCGGTTTAGTGCCGCTTGTAGTGCTTCGAGATTCAGTGGGATCTGTTCGAATGTTAGATCCGGTATGCCAAATTCGGGCAAGTCTTCGCGGAAGTTTTCAAAGCAACTAGCAACATTGAAGATGCAGTCTGAGATTTCCTGCTGACTATCTTGTTCGGTAACATTCACTACGCCCTTCGCACTAAAGGCAAAGGGCGCAGCGAAATGCGGGATGAGAGTCATTGGTCAGCCATCGCTTGTAGGATGCCAACTGCCTCTTCTTGAAAGTCAGCCACTAGCCGATGCTCCTCTGCTGTAAGGCTTGTAGTATTCATAACAAGTCGGACAAGCATAGTAAGCATTGGCGGCGTAACTTCAATTGTAAGCTTAGGCGATGCTGGCTTATGCTTGGTCGTCATTCGCTTTCCGGCACCTTCGGTTCGCCCTCGAGCAGCCGCGCGCCACGTTCCATCACCCGGGCCACGGCGCGCTTGGCCTGCTGCTTGGCGACGGCTTCGGCTTCCGGGCCTTCCAGTTCGGCGCCGGTGAGCCCCGCTGAGGCGGCCAGGAGCTTGATCGCTTCCGGTGCCTTGGATTCCTTGAACTTGACGGCTGTGAATGCTCCTGGCATGGCTCACCTCAGTGCGATGTCGCGCCAACGCACGGCCCCGGTGTCGTAAATCAGCGTCAGCGTGTGGTTCGGTTCCAGCGTGATGTCCGCTTCGGTCGAGAACTTGAAGCGGTTTTCCGATTCGGAGCCGGCGTTATTGTTCTTGAAGACGAACGGGTGCGTGCCGATGTTGGTGAGTATGAGCGACTGGCCCGATTCCTGGACGCCCGGATACTGGATGCCGGTGACTTCGTGGCTGGCATTGGACTTGATGCGATAGAAGACCGCCTGGTGCCCGCTGAGTTCCCAGTTGTTGGCCGTTTCCGTGAGTTCAGCCACATTGGATTGCAGGTAGGCAACACCCCCGTTCACCAGCAGGAACGGCGCCTCCAACGCTTCCGTGATTTCGAGCAGTCCGATCTTGACTTCGGGGATCGCTTCGCCGCTGATACCGCGCAGGAAGTTGACCTCGGTGAGGTTTTCGGCCTTGAGGTTCCAGCAGGTGAGCGTGTCCCGCGAGATGACCACGGGTTTTTCGCCCGCGGCGGTGTTGGCTGCCAGGGTGAGCTTGTCGGCTTCGGCGGTGCCGCCGTGGACCGTCTGGCCACCTGAGACGCCGGCCTTGAGCAACGCTTCGGCTGCGATCAGGGCCTTGACTTCGGCTTCGGATATACCGCCTGCGGCAGCAGCCCAGTGCGCGGCGGTTCCCGAGGTGGCCGTGAGCACCTGCCCCGAGGTCGGCGTCCCTGTGATCGCCAGCGCGTGTTCCGAGGATGGTACGCCAGAGGCCCCGCCCTTTTCGCTCAGTGCGATCGCATGGGCGGCTATCAGCGCGAGGACTTCCGCTTCAGTGAGGCCGCCACCACCACCTTCAAATTCGCCTGCAAACCAAACAACTGTCGGTACTTCCTTTTCATCAAAGACCACAACACATTCGGCATCTTGTGCCGGTAAAGTAGAACCTTGCGCGTTGACAAAGTTACAAGGTCCAATCGGCACGGTTGTAGAGTGTTCTGGGACAATGACGTAAACTTGTTCTTTGTGCGTTTTTACAGCCGGCTGCACTGAGGACACATAGCCACGTACTACTTGCGTCTGCCCTACGGGTTCAGTGTTGTTCCCTAGGACAAGTGCTGGGTTCGGCATTACGGATACCCTGGTGGGACTGAGCCCATAGAGCGTTCCTGTCTGACTCCACCGGAAGCACCAAGCGCTTCAAGGAAACGTGAAAAGGATTCTCCAGCAGCGGTACTGTATCCCTCAATGTAACCGCCATTAGCCATTGCTAGCGTCTCGCCTGTACTTGTACACCATCCCGTCTCAATCCCAGTCCCTTCGCGTGCATACGTAGCGATCCGCTGGCCGGCTTTGAATTTCTGTCCCACTGTTACTGTAATGGCTTCCTTTTCCTTGCCACCTACATTGATTTGCTCTGAGATGTAGTAGTAATGGTTACGCTGTCTACCTTCTAGCAACTTGTAGAAGATAAGCGGTTGTTCGTTGTACCAGTTTTTGATGATGCCTGCTACTTCTTGGTTACCAATCGCCAAGAGAGGCGAACCAACTTGCATGCTGTAATCCACACCTTGATCGATACGCTCAGGGGTAAGCGATTTCGTTTCTTTGAGCGGGTTGACGTAACCTTCGGCAGTGGTCGGCTGTACCGTTGGTGTCGGATTCGGCTTGCCAGCAGCGTTTTCGGCGATCGGCGCAGTTGGTGGCTGGAGAATAAACTGGGTGTACTTGTCTTTGATGTAGTTGCGTGTAGCGTCTGTGATGATCCAGCGACCATTTAGCGGACCTGAGTTCACAAAGTAAAACACCATACCTGCTTGGAACTCGGTTGGATTACATACAAGGTTTAGCCGAATCTCAGCTGGAGACTGCGGTTTGGTAATACGGGAACGTCGTTGGACGCGTCCGTGAACCTTATGATCTGTCTCGTATTCAAGTGTTGAGTTGTCCCATGTAGCAACTAGCGGTACCTGGATAAGTCCAGTTTCAGTTGCGCGTACACCACCAGCACCGTTAGTGAAATACACCTTGTTATCACCAGGGGCAGCTTCTAGGTAAGCTTGCGGTTCTTGTTCAGCGAGTTCAGGACCACTCATGTAATAGAAGGTTTCGTTGCCGTTGAATGCAGCCCAATTCACCTTGCCGGCTAAACGTTGTATGCAATCAAAGGATGTTTCACTTGGCGCTTCAGTGGTACCGCGTGTAATTTCCCCTGTTTGGCTATTAGCTTGCGCACCGCCACCTGTTGCACCGGCAATCTTGCCTTCACCAAATGCGGATATGAACGCCTTTGCTTCACTTTGGTATTGACCATAGAAGGATGCCTGTTCACCAGATCCCTCTGCCAAAGTAGCAATTTCGCCGACACTCTTACCTTCTTCAGCGAGTTTTTCAGCCGAAACAAAACCCTTACCACCCTTGATGAACGCCTCAGCCATGGCCTTGGTTTCTTGTGGTCCCTTTGGCCAGTAATTTGGATGGTTGCTCTTTGCAGGTGCACCTGGACCGCTTCCTTGTAAAATACCCCAGAATCCCAACGAGTTTTCTGTGCCGGCAACTTTACCCATATCAGACTCACCTGTAGCAGCGCATAAGATGGCTTCAGACACGATGGGTTTCGCTTTTAGTTCAACGCATACCTCAAGCAGTTCGTTAGCAACAGCCTTCTGTTGTTCTGTTGCTGGTGCACCCTTGACTTGGAGGTTTGGCGCTGCCGGCGAGATTCCTGATGACTTGTTGTAACGGCGCTTCGCAGCTTCTTCGGACTTCTTTGTTCTAGCGGCAGTGTTGCTAATGATCGCCAATTCTCGCTGTAGCACTTGGTTTTCGTGATACAGCTTTGCCGCTTCGTGCAAGATGGGTATGTGAAGACGGATTTCTTCATAGCCATGCAAAGTAACTTCCTCGACCAGCCCAGCTATGAATTTGGCGCGTACAAGCGTTCCAGGCTTAGCCCGCTTTGGTCCCCAAATCTGGCGCAGCGTCCATGCAATACGATCCTCAAACGTCAATACTAGGTTGGGTAGGTTCAGCTCATTCGTTAGTTCAGCGGCAGTCAGAACCCAAGTCCATCCAGTTTCTTCTGGGAATTCAACTGCGACCTGAGGTAATAGACCTTCACTGTTGGGTGTACATAATCCGCTGGCGGCTACCGTCCAGTAGGGATCAGAGATGTGGACTTTTATGAAATTCGCACCTTTGATCTCTGTCTGAATTTCGATCTCGGAAATGGATTCGGCCAGTTCTACAGGCTTGATACTAGAAGTGACACTCTTGCCGTCTACTTTGGTTTCTGAGATGCCCTTGGCAAGGAAGTGAGTAATGCTTACTGCTGAGGAAACCTTAGACATTGAGATTCAACCGAGCACTGAAAGGAAGGAAGACTCTGGTACCAATCGGCAGCTTCTTGTCGGGGTTGTGCCCTATCACCTTGTTGCTTTTGTTGGCTTCTAGGATTTCATTGACTGTGCGCGTCGTTCCCGTGTAACGCAATGCGATCTTGTTGACCGTGTTGATGGCGGTGGTGGTCTTTAGCCATTCACCCTTATGTGCTAGTGCGTTACGCTGGTTGAAACGAGTCGATGGAGCATTGAAGTCAGTACCTGGTGCCGCTACGAATTCAAGCGCCGTTACAGTTGCTAACTGACGCAGCCGATGACCGCCTTCCTCGCGTAGCGGGTTCGGATCGAAGTCGATACTTGTAAGAACGTACTGGATACCCTGGAACTGGATAGGAACCAGCGGGATTTCAATTTCGTTATTGCTCGTATAGATGTTGACCAAAGGTGAATCGCCCAATGCATCTTGTCCAGGCTTACCGGCAAACAGGCTCTGGCCTTCACCGCGTTCGTGTCCTGGTGCACCACCGCCGGCTGAGCGTCCCGCCATCCATTCCAGCTTACGGATTTCTTCCTCTACGTGCATCGGATTCGAGCTATTCGCTACAGCCTCAAACTGGATTGGGATGCTGAGCTGGATCGGCGGATAGCCCTGAAGAACAGTCATAGCCACACGCTGAGGACGCGGTACCTGAATCCATTCCGGCCACCCACCCGTGATAGTAGGTGCACCTTCGCCGGCTAGAACTTGTACAAACTGCGTTTCGAATTCCTTGCCATTAGTCAAGGAGCCAAAGAACGCGATGTACTGCGACTTGATACCAACACGCGGTGGCAGCGGTAGTGGCTTAGCTGTAGGCGTAGACTTCTTTTTGATCGAACGATGGATCGTTTCAATACCACCACCGCCGCCGCCGCCGCCTTTCTTTGCGCGTGCAATTTCGGTGAGTTCCTTAGCGCGATTTGGCTTGGTGGAGGTCATAGTCGTGCCTGCCGCTTCTGCGTGTAGTGCGATATACCTTCAGAGATTCTGCGAGTCGCACGTTCGTTTTTCATCAATGCCTCAGCGACTTTCTGACCATCAATGTGCACGTCTACTTTTTCGGTGCCACTCCCTACTGTATGTTCGCGGTCCCATCTTTCCTGTGCAGCCCATTGTGAATGTGAAAGTGCGTGTTTATGTGCTTCGGCACGGCGTATGTTGGCTAGTTCACGACGGCCGCTAATACCGGCACTCTGTGTGGTCCCAAACGGCAATAAGTGAGACGCTTCTGTAACTAAGCTGTGCCCTTCACCGCCAAGTGCCTTTGGTATAGGTATCTGAGTAGCAATAGCTGCACCACCTGCAATCACAGCCAACGGAGCTAGCGTGGCAAGTAAAGGAGCGGCCTCAGCCTCAGTTGTAACTGCTGCCGCACCTGCCTCACCCTCAGCCGCAGCTAGCCCTTTGAACGCATTCGCAAGCTGCTCTACGAAGAACAGTTTCTTTAGAGCGTTGTAGAACTCTATAACCTTGCTAACAGCCCACGCTGTTGCAAGTATCCCCAGTATGTACTCCAATGCTTTGGCAGCGGTTTTGTTCTCTTCAAACCACTTGAAGACAGATTTGAGCGCATTGACGACTTTGGCGATGTCCTGACCTAGCATCCCCCATATGCCATGGCCGTGCTCAATTTCTTGCAGGAACTTGGCAAACCATTCATACACCCTTGTTAGGACTGGCATCAGTTTGACGCCTAACGTGTACTGCAATCCTTCCCAGGCCATTTTGGATTCGGCCTGCTTTGCGATGAATTCAGTTAGCCCTTGCTCGCCACCATGCAATATAGGAAAGAACTTTTTAGCCTCTTCAGTTTGATGTTTCCAGCCGAGTGCTCCACCTTGAAGCACTCCGGCTAGGTTTTGTCCACCACGTCCAAACAAGTCCTTGAGTAACGCTGTCTTCTTGACGCCGCCGGACATACGTTCAAAGGCCGAGGTAATAGCTTCCAGCTTTTCAGGTTCACTGAGGTGCATAAAGTGGCCTAGATTTATGCCTAGTTCCTGGAACGCTTTGGCTTGCACCCCAAGCTGAGATGTCATCTTTGTACTACCAGCGGTGAGCGCAGCTTGAGCGACCGATAGAGGCTGTCCCTTTTCTACTGCTTGATCGAAAGCAAGGTTGGCCTTTTGTTGAGATACGCCAGCCTTTTCCAACGCGAAGCCATAAGTCTTCCACTGTCGTTCAGCGGTCTGTAGGTTTTTGCTCAAGAAGCCAAAGGCTTTCCCCGCCTGTTGTCCGCTAACACCCCTAGCCTTTAGCGCAGCTGTAAAGTACAAGGATTGCTGTGCGCTAATACCAGATAGTGCATGGAACTTCTCAACTTCCTCAGACATTTCTGAGGTGTTGCTAACAAGTTCTTTTACGCCATAAAGCGCACCACCTAGACCAAGCGTTCCAAGCCCAGCACCGATTAGACCTTTCAGGCCACCGAAGGATTTACCTAGCTCTTTGACACCTTTGTCTAGGTGTTCAAGTTTGGTAGTTGAATGTCCTGCGTCATCGCCAACCTGTTTGACAATACGAGCTGAGCCCTTATCGTCAAAGACTATGGTTACTTTGACTGTGCGTTCGGTGCCAGCCACTAGATTCCTCGCTCAGCAAACGCTTTCATCACTGCATCGCCCTCAAGTGCTTCCAGGTTCTTGAGGTTTTTTTCGGCAGCCGGCATTAGGAACGGGTGCATATCCTGATAACGCCACGGCTTGTGTCCAAAGGTGGGATGACGGAATTTGCCACGAGCAGTAGCAGCGCGGGATTTGGCTCCCTTGTTACCCTCCTCAAAGAGTCCCGCTAGCACTACCCCTTCAGCCCGTTTCTGCCGGTTCTTGCGGCGATGGTAAGCTCGATCGCCACCATACCCTTCAGTGAACATATCCTTGGCCAGAGATGCCTGCTCAGCATGTGTGAGACCGCCTGCTTCTACCTTGATACGCGTCTTATGGATCTTGACCCTTATAGTCGGTGGGATAGACCTTGAATAAGGTGACACAAGCTTCTTTGCATCATCTGCGACTAACTGACCGCCAACACGTAACGCCCGTTTCAATTCTTTATCTGGGTTGAATCCTCTGAGGTCTTTCTCGAACTTCTTGAGCTGTGACAAGTCAATACCAACGTTAGCCATATGCTTGCCTTTCTCGTTCAGCTCGTAGTTGTAAGCTCTTAGCGACCCTATCTACGACAGCAATGACCCACATCTCATAGGTGGGATCAGCGTCATCAAACAGACGATCGATGTTGATTTGGACGTTGTTAAGCGCGCAAAAAGCGGCCAACTCAATGAGATGGCCGCCCTTTAGTTTCCCGCTAGATCATCGTCAATTTGTTCGTTTGTAATCAATTGTGCTCGTGCCAGTGCACCTACGTGGTTCATAAGGGCAATCTCTGAGGGGAAAATCTGGAACACCGCCTGCCGGTCTGTGTCCGCTCCTTCAAAGCCAAGCTCATTAGCTAACTTCTTGCCCAGCTTTAGTTGTTGCCCATCCGCTTCAATCGGTGCTACTTGTCCATCAACATGTGCATCCACACCTACACAGGACGCAACAATGAGATCCGCCGCTGCGTCGAGTTCCTTCACTGCGATATTAGGTCCCTTGACATTGAGCCCAATTGCGCGGCGCTCTTTCCAATCCAGCGTGCGATATTTAGCTACAAGCTGTCCGTCATAACCGGGGATAGTAATTTCCTCGATTTGTTCGGCTTGCTGTGTAGCCCGTGCTGCACGTAGCTTGTCACGTAGGGATGCCTGCCACTCGACGCTATGTACATCTACTGGCACTGCGACTCCTTTCAATCTAGCTAGCCAGCTAGATAAGTCCGCAAATAGCGGGTATTTTGGGTTTGCTTGAACAATAACTTTGCGCTACGGTTACCGACGCGGGACGAGGTTAGTGATCCCTCAGGCTCACCTTCCACCCTCGTCCCGCATACCAACCAAGGAGGAATACCATGGCAACTCTCAATATCTGCAACTCGTCTGGTCATAAGACCATCTCTTACAGTCCAGTCGAGTTCAAAAAGGCCAAGGAAGCTTTCGATAGCTTGAGCGGCAGCGGATACGTTGGCTTCCGTAAGAGCGACCGCGAGCAAATCCGCGAGTTCGACCCACACGCTGACGAGATCAGCATGGTCCCGCAGCTCGCTGGTGGATGCTGACTGATCTCAGACATTACTGGTCGCAGCTACCACCTGCGCGCCATCTGTTCTATCGCAACCCCAATAAGCGGGCCGAAAAACTGTTGTTCAGTTATCTGGACGCCCAACAGCAAGCAGAATGGAAACGGTCAGGTTACTTCCACGTCGCCGTAACAGATACAAATGCTGCTGGAGACATGCTGAGTGCGCGGTTGTACCGCCTCAATGGAAGCGAAACGATTGAACTGGCTGACTTTTTCGGTCCACAACCGACTAGAAATACATATAAGTTCCTAGCTGGCCGGTGCATACGACACGCTAGGTTCGGCATTTTTGTACCGCGCTACCATGCGCTTCCCAAAGCTGATCGTGCCCTAGCGCAAATGCTGTTACTCATCAGCCCTGATGGAGAGTACAAAGTTCACAGCCTTGCTTGTGGACCATATGTACGTTAGATGTAACCTGCGGTCGTTGCTCACCAAGCACTGACCAAACACAACCCAGAAGTCCGCAGCTTCGGTAAGGAATAAATGGGTCTTTCACCAGGCTCTAAGCCGCTTAACGTCCCTGAGCCGATCAAAGTAACACCACCAGTCGAGACACCTAAGCCGATCAAAGAGCCGGTGCCGGCATGAGCGAACTAGGTTTCGAATTAGGCTTTCAGCACACATATGGCTTAAACCCTGCATCAGCACCTTCTTTAGCAAGTGAACCTGAGCGTGTAAGTTTAGAGCAACCCGTTATTGGCTTTAGATCATGGGGTCTCATAAACGGCCACTTACATGGCGGTAATGGTATGCCTTGGCATGCTCCTGTTACACAGGCACTATGTACCTGCTTTACGCCTAACCTAGCAATAGAACTCAACAGCACAGTCCAACTACAGGAAGCTCAGATCAGAGCTGCCCAAATGGCTAACGGCCATTATGCCCCAGTACATCATTGTACTTGTGGATTGTATGCGTTCCATGACTTCCTACCAGATCATCACACCTGGGGGTGGGCAGGTGGAATTCAAGCATGGGGAAAGATTGAGGCACACCAAGAGGGTTTCAGGTGTGAGTTCGCCCGTATTATCGCCGTTGTACAACGGGGCAATACTGAGATGGAGTCTCTAGCAAAGCGCTACGGTGCACATCTTGTATCAGCAGATGAGCTTGTAAGTGTCGCTAAAGAGTACGGCGAGCCAATCCCCAAGGATATGCGATTTGGAGCAATAAATGATCGAGTCTGACCTGCCACATAGCCGGATGACTCAACTTTGTGAGGCAATGACCGAAGCGCTAGAGGACCATCCAGAACACGACAATGAGAGAGCGATCGTGTTACTCGAAGGTTCGAACGGACAGCATGCTGGCGTACTTCACGGCTATGAGGATGACGCCGAAGCTTGTCATGCGCTTCTGTCTTACCTGAAGGTATTATTTGAGAACAATGGCAAGAGGCTCGTTATCGCACCCATCTATGGCGAGGGCTAAGAAGAAACAAACCTACGCTGAGCGCTACTGGCTTACGCGCCAGAAGTATGAACGGATCTACGCCAAGACATTCCCACTAGTAGGACAACGCATCGTTGACTACATACGCCGCTAGCCTCCCACGTGTACGTCGATGGCGTAGGCCACCTCGTGGACTCGTGTTGCTCGCAGTCCTTGTCTGTCTAGCGCTCGTTATCAGTGCAACCTGTCTGGCTGTAGCTATTCAATCTAGCGGCACATTTACCGTAGGTGCGATGATGTTTGCTACAGCCGTCTGGTTTGTTACCTTCGTATACGAGTACAACATCTTTCGGCAGGCACTAAAGAAGTGGCTAGACAATAAGCCGCTTCCTACAAGTGCGATGATACGCATAGCATCCATGGCATTCACCGTTTCGTTAGCGGTACGGCTGTTCTGCGTCGCAGTAAACCTGATTGCTTTAGCCGAACGTCACGCTAGCTGATTTCACCATTCGGTGAAACAGTAATGACGAGCATAGCCTCTTCGGACGTACCAGCCTTGTAGTTAGGTCGCGTTACGCTGTCGAGTATGCCTTCATAGTTGATAGGTTCGCCGAAAGGTTCCTTGTTAGAGTTGAGGACCTGGTAACTAACCGTTACAACGGCTTTACCTACGAGCGGATCAATCTGCTTGTAAGCGGTCACAAGGGTGTCCTGCCATGGACGGCTGACCGTAATTTTGGATCTCTTAGGGAAACCCCCAAGAGCTACGAGCGGCTTCATACCACCCGGGAAAGTCTGTGCTTCCTCAGCGGTATTGTCGCCACCTTCCATAACTGACCAGGATTCCTTATCCAGCGTGACACCTTTGATTTCCACCAAAATCTGCGCTTGGTCCGAGCGGAAGTAGACGGGCACAATTATTCCTTTCAGATCGCTTCTGTAATTGGAGAGCTGATAATGGTGATGGCGATGCTCTCAGCAAATGGTGAAATGCGAACTTTCAGTTCAGCGTTTAGCTGTCCTTCGGCGATAGTCGTTGGCGTATTGATCGGTTCGCCCACGTACACTACGCCGCCTTCTGCGGCTGTTTCACCGTAGAGAGCCCCGAGGGTCCACTGGCGCCCTAACATCGCCCCTAATGCGCCCTGGAAGCGTCCTAGGAGCTGTTTGCGGCCGTCTATCTGCTTGAACAAGTAGGTTTCTGCAATTTCTTCCGCAGCCCATACGAGGTGCATGCGCTCGCGGCTAGCTGAGAACTGCCAGAAAATCTTGTCCGTTGTTACTGGGATTGCAGACACAAAGTTGTAGAGAACAGGTTTGCTCTGCCGTTCCGCAAAAGCGTTGATGCCGTTTTCTCCTAGAGTCTGCATCTGAGTCAGTGAAAATGTGTTGGTAAAACCAGTTACGAATGGTGCAAGTGAATAGGTCACACCGGCTGGCGCGAGATTGTCGTTTTCTGTTTTCGCCACCTGTGCGCACAACCCAGCTACAACGGCTGAGCCGGCAACTGTTCGTGTAGTACCTAGCGTTACACCAGGGATGATGCACGAACTTGAGTGAAACTCCATATAGGCGGCGATGTTGTTGGCGTAGGTTTTTTTGTTAGAGACCAGTGTGGTAGATGAAGAAGAATCCGTAAGATCACAGAGAGCCACACGGTTGTTTTTTTCCGAGTGTTCACCCATAAGTTTGTGGGTAGCTTCTTCAGTCGGTTCTCCAGTCACTGAAGGAATAAGGACTTGGCCTGGACCTAGTGTTTTAGGCAGAAGTTCTAGGGATTCTTTGGCGAGAGCTGAGGTGATAGAAGCGGCGGGGTTAGTGCCACCAGAGAAAGCTTTCGCTGTTAGTTTTTCGAGTTTTTCCGTTTCACCTTCGGCGAATTTCGTCCCTTCCGCGTATGTAACCCAAGCCGAACTCTTACCGACAAGCTGCTTAGCTTCTTTGAGAAGCCCAGTGGTTTCCAGAAGTTCGCTAGCTTCGTTGAGAATTAGGACTTCATATTCCGTTTTGGCTTCGTTTTCAACTACTTCGATCTTGAGTTTGTTCCCAAGTGTTCCGACGTACTTAGCAACAACTTTGATCTGTTCCGCGTGAGACGCTCCTTTGAGCTGAGCGGCTGGTTTTGCTTTTTCACCAGAAGCTTCTTTGCCGCAACGCTGGATGTACGCACGTTCACCACCAAGCTGGAAGAACGTTTCAACGGCATCGAATAGTTTGGATGATGTAGCGGTACGTTCGCCAAAAGCGGCTAGATAGCCAGCAGCACTACGTACAAGCGTAGGTGTGAATACACCCCAGTCCGCCAAACCGATAATGAAGGCGGTACCAGTAACAATGGATGAACCGGCTGAACCAGAAGTCTCTCCGGTTGTAACTTTTATCCCAAGTGGCATTTAGACCTCTTCATCGATTTCGACGGCTTTGACTTTCACAGTGTGCTCTTTTACTGCCGGCCATTCTGGGTACGGTTCTTCAGCTTCCTTCTGGACAAGAAGCGGACCTGAGTTCGACCGGATGAGCTGGATGTAGACGTGGTATGTGGTGATACCCACAGCGAACCGTCTATCTTCAGCTTCAATAAACTCGACTTTGGGTGCACCGACTAACACGGTCTCCTCTACTTCAGAGTTCCCTAGGTCACCATGCTGGACGAGGATTCCCATACACGCAGCAGCCCACAAGCCAGCGTTTCTGCGTGCCATTGCCTCAGGGTTTTCCGTTTCCTCACTGAAGACAACTGCACCAACTTCTACTTGAAACGCTTGGATGTAAGTGTTTGCTTGGCGTTCCGGTTCGCCGACTGGATTGGCAATGGCTATCAACATTGGCATCCAGTCTTGTTTGACGCTTTGCCAATCCAAGCCACCTCGGTAGCTGTCAGGTGCTAATGGCCTACCGATTACCTTGTCACTCAACCCATTTTTGCGTTCCACCTCGGCCGCATATGAATCCGCCCAGTCTTCGAGTGTTTGAAGCACGGCGGTCTCAACTGACCACGGACTCGCTAATGGTCCGAAGACATCTTCCGGCATCTCAACCTCTCTAGCCAGCTAGACAAGCACAGGATGCGTGCGCAGCGGCTCCAATATCTCTAGACAATGGCGCGGCATGTAAAAGCCCAGCGGCATCGAAGGTTCTTGTGCATCGGCGACTGTCTGGAAACCACGACCCACCATCATCGTGTTCTCGTAATGAACACGGATAGCCTCAAGCGCTGCTGTACGGACAGCACGCGGTATTGGTTCCTGTCCCGCTGCATAAATCGCGTGGATACTTTGCCACGGATGTTCCGGATCAGACCAGAATGGATACGTCCCTCCACCAGCCGTACGGCGTACAATCGTCCCTAGTTCGGCATTGAGCATAGTCGAGTAAACAGAACCCTGCGTAGGTACACCTACAATCGAAAGGTTGTACTCGATAGGACCGCGATACTCACTGACCGCCATTAGCTTGAAAACAGGATTGGCACCATAACCATACGATGGCTTATGCCGTAAGCTGATAACGGCATGACCGCCTTCATACCACTCATCGTAGACTGTGGGGATGATTGGGCCGATAAGCCGTTCCATCTGCCCTGTAATTGCTTCAATATGTGCGATCAGCTTAGCGTCATGTGTACGATCTGACGCCGACAGATTGAGGTAGTCCTTGACCTCTGGTAATCCCACCAACAACGGACTGCTTTTAGCACTGAGGGACTCCTGGATTTCAACCCACAAGTAGCCGGTAGTTGGGAACGTCATTGTACCGCCGGTAGCGAATTTGACGTGCCAATAAGCCATCAAATCACCAGGAACAGATGTGTCTTCAGCAGCAGGCTTGAAGCGGACGCCACCTTCTTTTGCTTTGGTTATTTCGACTGTACCTTTGAGTGATTGCGGTTCTTCTAAAGTAAGACGCCGCATCACAAATGTGACAGTGGCTCCTTCGAGGTTTGCCGATTCACCATTCGAGTAAGACAAACTATCTTCAAAGAAGGGTTGTGTATCGCCAGCCTTGATGATGAAATCGGGCATTTATTTAGCCGTAATTCCTGTAGTTTGCCGTGGGCGCGTAAAGCCTGCCACCCCAGATGGAGGTCCGACTACTGGCATCCCAAAATGAGGTGTACCTTGTAGTGAAAATGAGGCAGCGCTAGTGCCTTTGCTGTGGGATGCCACTCTTGTTTTCCCCGAGAGCGCAACATTCATATTCAGTGTTGTGCTGGTCGCCGAACCAATCGTGAAGGGGATGATGAGCCCGGAGCTGATGAGTGCCATCAGCCACCGAGGCGCGCGTGGACTTCGGCGTGTTCGGAGCCTGAGGGCTTGCCGTAGCCAACTGTGAGACCTTCGGCTCCCCCCGAGGTGATCTTGCCGCGATTCGCGGTGTCGGCCTTGACGATGCCGGCGGTGATTTCCGCGTGGGTGAGGGCCTTGACTTCGGCTGCTTCCGAGTGCGTCTTGGCCTTGACAGGTCCCTCGACGAGCAGGGGTGCCCAGTGGTTCAGCGATGATTCCAGGCCCCAGGCCATCAGGAACCCCACGGGGATGTTCGAGCCGCCTTCGCCTTCGGTCTTGGCAGCGCCCCACATGCCCAGTGAAGAGGCCCAGTAGAGCAGGTCGCCGAGTTCCGGCGTGGCCGCGCCGCCACCGACCTTGTACATCTGGCAGCGGCCGCCGTACTGGGTGTAGAAGGTTACGCCCTGCACGTCGTTTGAATCCGCGAAGATGAGCCGTTTTTCGCGCATTTCCTGGAGGTAGGTTTCGCCCGTGAAGAAGGTATTGCCGTATGCCTTGGTGCAGTTGAAGACGCCTTTTTCGAGGGCTTCGACGCCGTTCAGGTCGCCGGTGAAGGTGTTGCCTATTAGTTCGCCGCAGGTGACCGTCCATTCGTGGGCTTTGCCGCCGATGCGGTTGGAGGCGTTAAAGCTGACCGCGAAGTTGTTGAAGGTGTTGTCCTTGATGGTCTGGCCGGTTTCGTCGAAGATGCCGCCGTTGCCGCATTCCTCGAAGTAGATCGTGCACGTACTGTCGGTGATGAAGCCGCGCGAGGTGCCGGCCTCGTTGCCCTTGGACATCCCGTAGGGGTTGCCAAAGTTGTGCAGTTCGATGATGGTGCAGGAGTCGATCGTGTTGGTCTTGTGCACGCGAACGCCAGAGTGGTTGTTACGGGCGCACACAACGTCGATGACCGTCTGGTTGCCCTGGTTTTCTCCGCCGTCGCGCCAGTAGAGCCCGTAGTAGTTCCCGTAGAGGCGACAGTGTTCGACAGCCTGGTGGTTACCGTTGAAGCTGATGCCCGAGGCGTATCCGTAGACGTTGACGCGGTTTGCTTCGCCGTCTGACTTCAGCAGGAGCCCGTGCATTTCCGCCTGCTGCGTGCCGGCGGAGAAGGTGGTCGAGCCCGGTCCCTTGAAGGACAGGTGTTCGACTACGGGATAGCTCAGGGAGTTGGATTCTTCTTCGGTGCGCGCGGCAGAGTGCGAGGCGCCGAGGTCTGTCGTGTCCTGAATGATGGTGGCGTTGCGCCCAGCGCCGACGAGGCGGACGTTGTAGGGGATGACCAGTTCGTAGTTCTTCTTGAAGGTGCCTTCCGGCAGATATATTGTTCCGCCACCAGCTGTGTGTGCCGCAGTGAGGGCTTCCTGGAGCTTTCCTGTATCCGTTACGGTTCCCGTGGGGTCGAGGTTGTAGGGAGGAAGGGTTCCAATGCGTCCACGCGTAACGTTGGTCAGCGTTTCAGTTTGCGAGAAGATTTCTTCGAAGAACGGCTTACTCGCAACAGTGACATTTTCGGTGATACTTGGAAATGCCATAACGTTAGTTGAACTGCCAGACCAGCGCTTCTGCGGCAAACACGTATGGCATGTGAGTTGGCGTAACTGTCAGTTCTTCTGTCGGTACACCCCATGCCACACGTTCACCGCCCGATTCGGCAGTCCACAGCTCGATGCCCTTGATAGTCGATTCGCCACCCGTACATTCCGGCGACTTCACTTCTTCGGCGTTCTTGACGAGTGTGGGTTCTGACGCCGTGCCTTCGGTAATGTTGAGCTTGGCTGCTTCAATCTCAAACCGGGCATAGCCCGTATAGGTTGCAGCCGCGCCGTTGGCCACCCGCGTCGGCACAGTTGTAGTGAGAGCAATCCAGAGATTAGCCGCTGGTCGGTTGAGTGAGGCAACCTTACCAGTCAGCAGTTCAGCGACTTTCTTCTCCCATGCCTTATCTAGTGAACTCATACAAACACCAACTGGAACACCGCAGGCGGTGTTGCAGCCTTGAACTTGAGTTCAGTTACAGTAGACAGCAGCGGCGCCGCAAAGAACCCAGATGCTGGGATCGGAAAACCCGTATCAGCGTTATCAAGGTTCGTGCGAACTTTGAGTTCAGTCGGTTCTGTCCCTGAAAAGGTGAAGACCACGCAAAATGCGACCGCTTCATTAGGGACCACAACCACCTTGTCTACATTAGACGTCAGTTCTAGGTTGAAAATCTCTGAGATAGCCGATTTGCCAACCATCGTGGCAGGACCAATGCGGATTTCTCCTACTAGGAGTCCAGCGGCCATGCCACCAACTGTTATGCTGCCGGCCATTTAGATCAGAACAATGCATGGGGCTTTAGCAGCAGCAGTGACTTCGTTTTCCAGTTTAGCTTCAGCTTTGATGCCTTCTTCAGAAGCGGCTTTAGAGGTTGCTGAGATGAACTGGGGTGTTTCCTTAGCTGCGCCTTTGACTGGTGTACCAATAACGCTCAGCTTGGCTTCAGTAGCTTGGTTGTAGCAAGTTGGGATGGTTGTAGCCACAATGGTTATCTGAGCGTAGATAAAGCCATTCGGACAATTAGCTTCAGTTACTTCGACTGTTTTTTCGAGTTCCCAGAACACCAGCGTGTTAGCGGCAATGGCAGCATTTGTTGTATCTTTTGATTGCTGTAGAAGGACTGGTTTGGTTCCCTTACCTTCATAGAGTGCGGCAATCTGGTGAGTCATTGTGCCACCAGCAGTTTCACCACATAGCAGCCCTACCTTGGTGAATATGTCACCAGGCTTGACGGCAATAGGCACGTTAGATGACAATTTGGTGGTCGCTGTGGGTTTTTCGTCTTTAGCGCCAGCTAGTCCAAGGTAGTCGAAGTTAGACCGTGCTGGACGGGTTGTGTTACCAAGCTGGCGGTTGTTACCCATCAACAGCCCAAGCGTGCCACTCACCGGCGTTTCAGCGGTTGCCGCTGGCGAGGTCTGTGTCGAAGGACCATTATTAAGGTTTGCCAAGATGGCAATAACTTCAGGTTCATTGATGCCCATGATGTTCGCAATTTCATGAATACTGTACTGGGCACCAAGCGCTAGGTCAAACACACGTTCATTTTTAGTAATCGCCATCACTGTCTCCTATCAGCCATTGAGCCTCCTCGCGGCACTCAAGACAGCGCTGAGGCGGGTTACCATGCTCACACCGTGGCTTTGGACCTTTACGTCTGGGACGTTCGGGCACAGCCTGTTCTAATTCATCTACAGCCGTTGTGGTCTCAAATTCGCGTCGCTGGCGCTTCACAATCAACCCACTGGCCTTGTTTAACAAGTGCAAAGAACTCAAGCGCTAACTCCGCTTTTAGTAGCACATATGCACCGTCTGACTTACCAAGATACACAAAGGCTAGGTCCGTATTGCCATGACCACAGCACGCTTGTGAGACGCCGGGAATCCACCCCAGACAGACATCTGGGCCATCCGGCATGGATTCACCGCACGCCTCACAATAACCTTCGCGGCCGAGGTAACCTCGACGTTTCACCGTTTACTGTAGGAGCAGCAGCGGCACAGGTTCAGCATACGCCAATTCGGATTCGACAGGCGCTTCTTTAGGAGCTGTACCGCCTTCTGTAATTTTGCTCACGGTTGAGATTGGACCGTTAGTGAACCATGGGAACACTTTTTTACCAGACACTGCTTTGAACAGTGCTTTAGCTGGCGATTTCATCGCAGCGTATGTACCAACTTTGGTACCTACGAGATACACACCTACATAGATGTACCCATTGGGTGCAACCGCGTTGGTAACAAGCACTGGTTTTTCCAGTGTAAACGTTACCGTTTCGGTTTTTTTCATTTCGTAGGTCGTGTTATCTTTACTCTGCGCTTGAAGAACGGCCTTGAGTTCTTCTTCTTTTATCGCCACACCTGAGTAGATTGCCGCCCACGCATGGGTCGCCGTTTCGGATTCGGTTGCTCCCCCGAAAATCTTGACTGTTGAGATTTCAACACCTTCGGGGCACGGGACGGGAACCAATGTTAGCTTTTTAGTAACCATTGGCGCACCGTCTTCAACACCGACACCCGGCGAAGCATTATGGATCGCCGGCACATCACCCTGAGCTGCATTTACCTGGTTCCCGAACAAACCCCAGAGCGGGCTCTGGTTGGCGTAACGGCCAGATGTTAGATCAGCCATCTTTGTCGTTCCTTTCTGGCGTTCGCCTTAGAAGGTGAAGCCACCCAGTTTGGGTTCTTCGAATGTTTTCCCTACCGCAATTGCGATAGACGGGCCGTAACGAACCAACAGCGCCACGTATGCATACACCTGGAAGCGAATCTGGAGCGTGCCAGATACGACCTCAGGGAGTACGCGTGTACGAAGATCAGACTCAAAGAACCACACATCATCAAACTTTGCAGTCAGAGCGTAATCGTGGCTTTCACCTGATTTTTTTTCACCTTTCCCGTTATCTTCGGTTGAGATGTTCGCCGTAATGTAGACATTCGGTCCAAGCGGTGTCGTAAACGCATACCCCTCGGCCGGTGTTTGGCCGGTGAACAAACCTGCCGTGTTGAAGTTAGGGAAGTCTGTTGCATTGAACAGCAACCGCCCTGCTTCTGAGGATGAATCTGTTACTGACGCAGCCCATGCACCACGACGCGGATGGATAACGTGGTGAACGTTCTGGACGTTGAAACGTTCCTTGGCAATCCATGACCAGTTGCAGTTCAAGGAAGCTAGGAACGTTTGCCCTGTAGCTGCTGAGGTTGATTCGTTCTTCTTACCTTCCCAGTTTGTCGTTGGGTACAGACCCTTGATCGTACCGGCGTTTAGCTGGGTAACGTTCAGACCTTCACCGAAGGAGACGTTACGGTCTACCTTCAGGTTGTAGTCAGCAAGAAGATCCGTCTGGACTACCGTGTCAAATACCTGACCCGGTGACTGCTCGATCAGCTGGATGGCAACATCCTCCTGACCGGCAAGTGTCTTGACGGCAGCTTCTACGAAAGTTGTTTCGATATCGCGTGATGCAACGCCAGCATTGTCCATCAACTGGGGTGCAACTTCGGTACCAAGTTTCACCTTCGGGAGTTTGATCGTATCCGTACCTGGCGGGACGGGCATATTACGGCACAGAGGTGCGATAACACGGCCGGCACGTAGGAACGGAATCCAGTCATCCTCGACTAGCCACAAGGGCGGAACGAATTCGCCACCCTGGCCCGCGACACGGGAAGGGTTAGCACGGCGTTCGAAGGGATTGTCTTCCAGCGCACCACGGAGATCCGCCTTTAGCATCCCAGTGGGGAAGCTTGACCGGAACTGCATCTCTGCTTCATCAACCTGCTGTTCAGCAGCTTTGATCCGTTCCGCATCGCGCTTCTTCATAACGTCATTCATCTCTTCTGAGTGACGGTCGATGCGTTCTCTAGCTTCCTGGTAGTTGAAGCCACGGATACCGGAGACTAGACCTCGGATCGATGGCTCCGTTGAAAGCATATCCTTGTAGAAGGAATAGTCATTAGCATTGTCTTTGCGGTACGTGTAAGGCTCTGTGACATGAAGACTGCCAGCAGGGTCGGAGTCATCGCTAATTGCCGCCTTCTCAGCAGCCGCACGACGTTCCGCCTTCTCCTCTTGACGCTTGATTCGATCATTGAGAGGACCAAGATCCGATTCGAAGTCTTCGCATGCGGAGCGGAACTCGTCCTCAGCCAAGTTGTACGCATCGGTTGTAACCATATGCGCCTTTTCGGCTGCCTTGAACGCATCGCGCTCCTCGTCAGTTGGACTGTCCTTAGCTTCGAACTCATCCTTCAATGACTTGAAGTCAGCAGTACGTTTCTCGTACTCAGCTCGTTCAGTCTCACGCCTATCAATGAGATCATCCCAATTCTTTCCGATGGTCTCACGACGCTGGCGCAGCTCGTCGAGCAGCGTTACTGTCTCTGGCATGGCCCCTCCTTTCGGGGACATCGTTTGGTTATATCCCCGAGTGTGTCCGTCTTAGAGGGACAGAAACGCGGGTAAGTGTTTACTTCAAAAAGTAGGTACGCGACCTGCTGGCAACCAGCCACCGACTTCCAGACTTTGGGTCAATCCAGACTGCGCTGCAAGCCAATGTTGGCTAATCGTTGCTGACGAAAGCGCAGTGTTATAGATTGCTACTTCTGAAAGCCGGCCAGCGAAAAAATGCGACTTAGTATGGTCTACTGCAATCAAGAATTCTTCTGCGGCGTTATATTCAAGCGGTCCAGCAAAGGCTGTTTTCCGAAGTTCAATCCCATTGCGGTAGAAGATAACGTTGGAACCGTTATAAACACCTACAACGTAGTACCACTGTGGTGCGAGTTCTACTGTAGTGTCGAAGGCTACGTGCCAAGTCCCGTTATAGCTTCCAAACTCAAGCGTTTTGTTTTCGCCTGCTTCACTGACACCAAAGCCTAGCTCGTAACCAACCTTGGTGGAGAATTTGTTCGAGGTAACGACACCAGAGTGGCCGACTAAAGATGTCGGGAATATCCATGCCTCAACTGTTACTTCAGCAGGTTGCAATTCGGCGGAAGCGGGAACAGTTACTCGCGCATTCGTGCCGTTGAATGCTACAGATTTGCTAGTTGGGTCGCTAGGAATGGGACCTGCTTGACTAAGCGTAACACCTCCGGCGTATGTACCGTTATGTGTACCCTTGCTGTCTTTAGCTTCACCTGAACTCTCATTCAGGCGCCAAAATGCCACAAGCCCTGAAGTGGCAAGCACCGTTTCTGCGTAGGTGCTCATCTAAACCTCAATGACTGTGAGGGGTGCTTCTCCTCCGACTGCAATACCAAATACTTTGCCAGTCCAGACTAGTGGACCGATCATTCCATTCCACGATCCACCTTCCTTGACTAAGAAGATCCCTTCTTCGGCAACAGCGGCTTTACCAAGTTGAAGGTAAACGGGAAATGCTGAAGCGTTGACATACTGCGATCCACTACGGTTTTCGTTCGCTTTCAGCACTTCTGTCGAAGTTTCTTTGACTTTGACTTTACCGGCGGTCTGAGTTTTATTGACTTTGTCGCCGATTACAGCCATTACTTGAATCCTTCCTGGACGACCATCCCAGTGCCCGTAACCTTGCTGATACCGCTAGGGAAACGTCCCAGGATGGCAGCTACATAGCGATGCAGCTCAAAGCGCACTTGCAGTGTTCCCGAGAGCACATCCTCTTTTACAGTCACATATGGTTCTGAAGCAAACAATACGAAGTCCGAGGGACGACAACAGATAATGGCATCTTGGTTTTCAGTTTTAGTCAGCGTATTGGGGATGGCGTTGTTTGGATATACGCCGACCCCAGACAGCCCTGCAATCGGAAATGTTGACTCCTCGTAGTCTTCTAGGAGCAGCGGCCTGTTTGCCAGATCCTCAGACGTTGATAGCCAGAAGAACCGCGACGTATTCATCATGATGATTTCGGGTGGCAAGCGGCGTTTTACACCAATCTGTGCGAGCGCACGACCAACAAAGGGAAACATTGCAGTTCCTGTCGGTTCTTCACTTGTGTATTCAATGCTATTCGTACCTGCAAGTTCCAGCAGACCAAAGAAGTGTTCGTTAGTGCCAGAACCGACAAGCAGCTCACGCTCAATTTCAGCATCAAGTGACTCAGTCATATCCCGGAACACAACCCAGTCCAGATGCGCGCCGGCCGGTGACTGCTCAAGTGCTTGTATAGCCCAGTCCGAAATCCCTGAAAAGGTTGCTACGGGTGATTCGACTTCAGCTGTTTCGACATCCTGAGATGGCTCAGGTGTAGCTGCAATCGTCGGTTCGACAACAGTACCCTGTGTAATACGTGGCAGGTGAATACTTCCTGCGCCCTTTGGCAGATCAAAGGTCGGAGCTAGTCGCTGAAGCACTTGTCCAGGACGGCGTGCGGTAGCAAACAGCTCATTTAGCCACAGTGGTGGCGTGAACTCTTCACCACGTCCAGCCGTCTTATTTAGCGGCGCACGAAACTCATACCTAGCACCGTAGAACGTGCGCGTCTCATGGCGAGAAGGAATGTCCAACATCTGCTTCTCATGACGTTCTAGACGTTCCCGTGCTTCTGTATCTTGTTTGCGTTCACGCCGGTATAGATCAGCGTAGAATGATCCTTCGATGTCTCCTGCTGTATATACGAGCGGTTCACGTACTGCTGTATGAGCATCATGCTCTGCGCGTTCAATTACATCTGAAACGTGGTCGGCAGTCTCTAGCTCCACAGACATTATGACGCCCCTAGCAGTTTGGCCCGTCGTGCCTTAGCCATCTCAAGGTAGCTAGGTGCTGATCTTGGTAGAACAGTATGTGGCTCGCTTGCCAAAGCTTTGACGTCGTAAACGGCACCATTGTCGTTGTCTTTGCCGTCTTTGTCTGGATTTGGTACACCGATGATGTCGGCTAGTTCCTCTTGGCCGGCGTCTGCTTCCTCGTCGATACTTGCCAGGCGATTGAGCACCTTCTTCAGGCGTGACTCGTTGGCACCGCTGATCTGTTTACCAACACGTAGCTCGAATGCACCATCATCTGACCGGATGCTCGCTGTAATCTCGCCAGTAGTGTCTGGGTTAGCGCCTGTGGTAACAATGCTTACATCGCCACGATGGATTGAACACTCACGGATAAGACGCTCTGTGTAATCTTCGTTCCATTCTTGCTGAGTAGCTCTGAAGGCAAAGGACATTTCATCTACGTCGCCGCGCCGCATCTTCGGCAGTAATGCACGAACGTCTGGGTCATTTGGATCAAGGTCCGCATCTACACGCAACCCGCGCGCATCTTCGCTGAGTGTTAGTGTCCCTGACTTTGTACGCGCAAGAGGAAGCTGACCACCCATGCCATGGTTGATAAGCAGACGAACATCCGGGTCTTCACCTAGCGTACGCTTGAACGCACCACGCGCAACTGTCTCTCGAAAATCACTAATCTCATATGGTGTCTCTGTGGTCGATGCGTAACCTGTAAAGCGCACATGACCATCGGATGTGGAACGCATTTCGAAGCCTTCAACACCACGACGCTCAAACATGCCCTCCATCTCAGCTGCGCGATGCATACGTAGCTCCAAACTGTCGTCGGCAGAACGCTCGGGTGGTCCACCAACTTCCATTTCCCCACTCACAAGTGCGCCGCTACCACCGCAATTCGGGCACTCTTCTTCCTTTTGGATGCTCCCAGTACCATGGCATTCGTCGCACTGCATTGTCTGTTCGCCATGGCCATCCATGTTCAGCTCGCGCTCCTCGTTCTTCTCATCCTCGGCACCATTTTTATCGCTAACTTCTATGCCAAACTTCTTAGCGGCAGCACGAATCTTTGGCATGGCCTTTTCACCAAACGGTGACTGTGAAGCACGAGCTAGCGCATTTCGCACATGTGCAACATCATGGATTGGAAAGTGCCGCAAACTTCGTGGGGTGGTCTTACCGCTTGCATCCTTTTTGCCGCCTGGCTCAATGTAAGCAAATGCTGAATCCGGCAAATCATTCATATCTGCCGATGACAACTTATCACGCATTTGCTTCTCCGCTTCATCTACCTCATCGAGCAATGCACGCATATCTCTTATGTAGGAAAGTACCTCATCCCGCTCAATAGTCATAGCTGTTGTCATTTACCACCTCGTGGTTAGGCTGCTTCACTAGCAGGAGGAGAGTATTTCTCGACTAAAAGTTCTCGTGCGCGATGTGTACGTTCAAGCATCTGTTCAAGTAACTCTTGGCTAGGGGCTGGCAAGCCTCCCATCCCCAAAACTTGGCGCCCTGCAACTTCTTGTTCTAGAAGATGCCTGATAAACACATCCAGTCCAATGCGCTGTTTCTTTTCAGCTTCGCGTTCTAAGATGTCAAGATTCTCTCTTATTTCATGCCGTAATTCGTCAGCTCGCACGTCTAATTCAGTGGCACGTTGAATCTTGCTGTCTATTTCTAGCTGGGCACGAATCGCTTTGTCACCAGCCTTCACTAGCTCAACCTCATCGTGACAACGGCTACAAAGCGCTTCAACATCAGCAAGACGCTCTTCCCCGCCAAATCGCTCATAAATGACATGGTGTACCTCCGCTGGTACAGAACGCAAGTCTGCGTCACACCGCTCACAATGAAAGCCCACGCTAAGCAACTTGTGCTTACGGAAAGTGCGCCATTCGGCAGTGTTGTAAAAGGCCGGATCGTACGGCTGCCTCATCCAAATCCTCCTCTCGCACGAATGCGAGCTAAGGATTCAGCGCTGCTCGCACTAACTCGGGATACTGCTCAACAACCCACGCCACCAAGTCCTCTGGTCGTTGACCACGAGGATGACCATGAGTCCATAATTCGAGATTCTCTATACGGTTGTCATCCCGAATACCGTTGATATGATGAACTGTCTCAAACGGTCGCAGTGGTCTATTTAGAAATGCTTCCATAACTAGACGATGCTCAGCTACGCGCAGACGGGAACCATTCTCGCTTTGAATGCTCATAAACCTGTAGCCATCGCGCACAGTGCCAGTTCCCTTTTGTGCGTGTAGCGGATAAACAGAGCCAGGATTGCCATAGCGTCTTATTCGATAACCGTGCATCTTGCAATAGCCATTGTGTGATGAACTCTTTCGCTGACACCCTTCTACCTTGCAAAATACAGAGGGTTGCTTCTGCTTTAATGCAATCGGTCTATTTGCTTCAACGTCACCGCTTTTGGTCCACCGCCTGTAATGAGCCTTGCATAAGTCGCGTGCAGCAGCTTTACGTTGACACCCAATAACCTTGCAGGTAGCGAGTCTCTCCTTCTTGGCCTTAACTGGCGAATCGACTATTCGCCCTTCTCTTTGTCGCTGATAATGTGCGGCACACAAACCCTTCGCTTTTGCGGGACGTCCACATTGAGCGATACGACAGATGATGACCCGTTGCGGCAATTCCGTGCTTCCATAGCGAGATAATCGCTGATAGTGCAAACTACACAAGTCCTTTGCCACACAATTGCGGGTGCAGCCCTCACACTTGCATGTTCTCTCAACCTGCGACACTGCGATAAGACTACCTCAATTAGCGGACGTTCCGGTGTGCAATACAGGCAGCGCAACAACAAAGATCACGCAGCTCCAGCGTAGGAGACACACTCAATGTAATGGCCTCCTGCTTTTCAGCGGCCCAGTTATCGCAGACGTAGTGGGCGTCTACGTGCTTGTTTCCAAAACCCCAGCAAAGTCCTCGGTCATACATGCGACAAGTGCCACAACGTCTCTTATCGCTATCTGAGGAACGGTAATTCGGTGGCTGAGGTGCTACACCGCGATTAGGCATACAGCCTCCAAACTTCTAGCTGGCTAGCAGCACGCCCGCAATTTGCGCGTTTTATTGGGTTGCCTAGACAAGTTGAATCGGATAACGTCCCGTCCTAAATGGACTACCGTGCATTCGTTGACCATGTAAAGGCTTGTGCAACCGAAGTTGGAGAATCCTTTACGGAACCCGAGGAGGACTGGGAGCCAATTGCTCTCTTACAGGACGCTGATAGCCACACAACGATTGTCTTGTTAGACCTACCAAAGGAACTGCGCCCTCAGGCAATTGTTCGAATGATCCTAGAGCTAAAAGCTCGAAAGGTTGCGACTGTCTATTCGTCTTGGATGCGTGTGGTAGAGCCCGAGGAAGTTGATACGTACGAAGCTGAAACTGATCCTGGTTATGTCGCTAACCATCCAGATCGAAAGGAGATCCTTTTAGTAACTGTTAGTGACGCCGAGCGAACCGAGAGCTGGATGGCGGACATTGAGAGAACCGACGATGCGCCACCAGCACTCGGTGTATGGACCTGCGTAGGTATCAACGAGAACATCACAGGTGCGCAGGTAGATTCCATCAAGAAAGCTCTAAGGTAAGGAACATGCCAACCAAAACAGCAACCGCTAAAGCCAACGGTAAGCCAACGAAGAAGAACCTGTTCCCGTTCGCAAAGTACGAGCGTGAGGCGTTTCCGCACCAGTTTCGAGGTCAAATCCAAGTAGATGCCATCGCAGGTGGCGTTCCATCCGATCCGCGTGTCGCCGAAGGATGGCTCAAGTCAAAGCTTGCAGACTCAGGTGACTTAATCCGTGACCAAGTAGCTCAGATCATGGATGAGCGCGAAATAGGTGCTGAAGAGGCTGCCGAAATAGCAGACAAGCTACGACATCTCAACGGGTTCAAGCGTGTGCAAGAAGGTCCACACGATGGTGAGCTGTACATCGAGGGACGACAGCTAAAAGCCGCTCTGAAGGAGGCTGCCAGCATTGCTGTAGCGGCTGGGAAGCTTAAGAAGCGCGGTTGGGGCGAGACCAATAAGGGAATACTGTCCTTCATGGCCGAGCATGTGTTCATAGTCGAGGACATCTTGCCGCTTGGCGTAACAGAGCCTGATTCTGTAGAACAGCGCTTCATCCATACTTTTCGTGGCAACGGCATCCAGTACGAGGAGGTTGCCCGAGATGTAACCATCGACTTCACAGTTATTACCGACCAAGACCTCACTCAGAAAGAGTGGGCGATGATATGGCTAACTGGCTGTCAGCAGGGTATCGGCGCTGCTAGGTCGCAAGGTTACGGCCGATACAAGCTTGTAGAATGGGAACCGATTAGCTAATGTTCCCAACTTAGACGGTACTTGACATTGTAGCACATAGACTAGTTCGAGCCGGTCCTTACCGCACCAACTCAACAGACAAGCCGTCTCGCGTCCAGTCCTGCTCAATCCACAACCGACGACTACCCATTTCCTCACGTTTTACGCTATCCTGCACGTTTGGGACGTTAACTCAATTGGTAGAGTAGCCGGCTCTTAACCGGCCGACCAGGGGTTCAAATCCCTGACGTCCCATTGACTCGTCTACCCTTGACAGCACTTCTCTACTTGACTAGACCTCCCAAAACGGTTCTAGACTGACCAACACACCTGCGCCTGTAGCTTAGAGGAAAGAGCGCATGCCTCCGGAGCATGAGATCGGCGGTTCGAATCCGCCCAGGCGCGTTGGGCGATTAGCTCAGTTTGGTTAGAGCGTTTCTCTGATAAGGAAAAGGTCGAAGGTTCAATTCCTTCATCGCCCATTATGGACAGTTACCATCAGTGTTTTAGACGGATCTTCGAAAGACTAGTCAAGCATCCAGAGAGTACCCTTGATAGGGACTTGTCCGAAGCTGGGCTACCTAGTGGTGAAGTGCACAAGTGCGCCCAGATAGCCGGTACAATGTTAGCTGAGGCGGCACAAGAGGTAGAAACCATAAAGAGGTAGAAACCATAACAAGTAACCGCATTGATGTAGATCATCTGCTCACGCTAAGCTTTGTAGCAGGTGCTATTGCAACGAATGCGTGGCGCAATACCACGGGCGATTAGCTCAGCGGGAGAGCACTACGGTGACAACGTAGGGGTCGGTGGTTCGAATCCACCATCGCCCACTCTTGGCAATAGTTCATTACATTAGACTTGCGTGGAGCCATAGCAGGTGCTACGTTGTAGGCCATAATTGGCGCTTTCTGGAGCGCCACGGCTACATTTACGCAAGATGTAACCGCTACGGATGTAGTGCTAACTTTAGACAGCGTGACATATATAGGGGCGGTTAGCTCAGGGGTAGAGCCGCATGCTCATAACGTGTTGGACCTTGGTTCGAATCCAAGACCGCCCATCTCATGGATGTAAATACAGAGCCACCAATGCAACCAATGGCGGGTTTTCTGGTAGCAATTCCATTGCCGACCGAGATACCAGACGACCAACAGCCGTCACCTCTAATACGTACTCGAACACTCCGTACAGCTATTGTTCTCGCAGTAGGAGAGTTGCCATACGCATTCGATCCTTGGAACGGCGGTTTAGAGGATAAGCTCAAACCAGGGTGCGTAATCGCATATGACGACGGTTGGGGTATTTCAGTGTTGGATGGTTTTGTGTACGTACGGCTAGGTGCTATCGTAAGCTGGAAGCCAGCACCCACGGACGATTAGCTCAGCAGGTAGAGCACTGCTCTTACAAAGCAGAGGTCTCAGGTTCGATCCCTGAATCGTCCACTATGAGATTACGCATGCCCGATGATAGTTATGTACTACACGCACCACCATGCGAGTATCGTGTAATCTCTGGGCCCACTAAGAAGACCCGAGGTAAATGGTACGTCGTAAGAGGCATGACTGGTGAGGTCATGGGTGAGGGTGACTTGTACGAGTGTATACGCTTGCAATATCGACTCGAAGCGTGCTAGACTCGCTAACGGCGGCGTGACGGAATGGATACGTAACGGCCTGCAAAGCTGTTCAACGTGGGTTCGAATCCCACCGCCGCCTTTGGGCCTGTAGCTCCTAATTGGTAGAGCGCCTCGTTTGCACCGAGGAGGATAAGAGTTCGAATCTCTTCAGGTCCATGACTAGTCACTTACAATCCCTTCTATGACTACCCACTTCGCAACGCATCCCAACGGACTACCCTACTCATCTCTAGCCTCCACGACCTACACAACCGACTAACCCCACCGCCTTAGACCAACTCTACAGACAGCTCAGCTACAGACAGCTCAGCCCACAGCCCGACAATAACATCCCACCTAACTCCTAGGAACAGCAGGAGCTTTTGGACCCCTACCGCCACCCGGAACCGGCATAAACTGTGGGTTCTGAGGTGGCGCTTCTGGTTCATCTTCTTCTTTTTCCATCTGCTTGACTTCGAGAAGCGCCTTCTCAAGCAGCTCAGTGTTGAGTGGTGTATTGAAGATTTTGCCTTCTCCGTTTGGTAGTGGAGGCATATCAAATAAGGCTCTAGAGTCATCAGCGCACCAAGCACCGCACAGCATTAGGAGGCTTGCTTGCTGAGCACGTTCTACAGCCGTGCCACGGACTCGGTGACGTATGTCAAAGTTCACGTATTCCCCGTCAGGTAAGCATTCTGTAAGCGCTCTCTCAACGCGACAGAGGTATCCAGAGAGGGTATTGGCAATAAAGGTTCTCTCTTGTTGCTCTATACCACGGCCGTAGCTGTTGTGAACAACCAAACCATCAGCCAAGAATGTATGGGTACCTTCGACTGTAAGATCATACACGGGCTCTGGTGCAGACTTCTCAATGGATGTAATACACTGAAGACGAGCGCCTTCAATGTCGAAGTAAGTTCCAGGACGAGCCTCTGGGCTGCCACCACGTCCCTGATAATCAGCATCCCACCATTGGCGTCTAGGCGAACGCTTGGCCCGCTGCAAACGCTTCAGGTCCTGTGAATCATGCGTTCCAATGCGCAAGTTCGAATCAGCATCGCAACAATTTAGACGATACATCTTCCCACGCGTCACTTTACGCCCCATCACCATCCCTGTGCCAGCCGTATCATGCTCACACAGATGACCTACAGGAATCCCAAGCTGAATACAAAGGTGACGCACATCCTGTAATAGCTCTGGGTTGCATGAACAGAAGATAAGTTCTCCGCGTTCAGTAACCGAACCATCAGCGTCAGCATAGCCACGCAAGAAGGCGAGTTGCAACTCAGGCGCAACGCCAAACAGCCATTCAGGTACACGCTTTGTATGTGCTGTACCGCTGAAACCGAGACTTGCCAGCTCAGATGCTGCCGTAACGGATGAAAACGTCGTGCAACGCTCATACTCACGAAGCCTAATCGGTGATAACTTACGTTCAGTTGCCGTACCAACGCCATGGGTTGCGTTGAACTCGCGTTCAGCACCGCGCCGGTAAACATCCATGTAACGGGCATCACGATGACGCGCAATCGTTACAACCGCCGGTACACCTTTGTTGCCTTTGATGACGTTGCCATCACCGATGAGTAACCCCGCGAACTCCATAAACTGCGGCGTTAGCTCTCGTCCATTTGGAGCCGTGCGCTTGTCGCTTGCGGGTAGACCATGCCCGGCGATGAGATAGTCACCCACCTTTAACTCGCCCGCTGTCGTCCATATGTTGCGCCACTCTACACAGCGATACTTCCCAACGCCCCGTTGTGGATTAGCGAATTTGCGCCTTACTAGAACTTTGTGTTTGGCATTTGCTCGTAGCGTACGGCCAGGGCGCGTCTTGATCGTTAATATTGGGTCACAGCCAGTCTTCTCTTGCGCTACAACCTTAGACAACACAAACCGAGCCTGAGACTCGTCGAGGGACCAAACCCTTTCACCAGCTTTGATCGTCTCAATTGCTCGCGGACCTTTATCAGTCAGCACAGGTGTACCAGCAGCAAGGCAGGTTGAGCGTTGGGTCATACCAAGCATGAATGGTGGTACTTGGAAAACAATGCCACATATTTCCTCGGCTGAGTATTTCCTGCTTTCGAGCAGTTGTTGATCTTCTGGGGAAATTGAGATCGGATTGAATTTCGTTTCCTCAGTCAGGATTGCCGGCAGACTGGACTGACGCACTCCTTGGTGCATTGAGTGCCAGCGCTGGATCATCTGTTCAACCGCATTCTGCGATGGTGTTCCCTTAGCTTCGAGAACACCTAGTGGGTTAGCGCTATTGCGGAAGGTTGTCTCTGCGTGTACGTCTAGGACGTGGCCTAAACCAAAACTGTACTTGCAGACTTGGATAGGGTTTAATCCTAAGAGCATTCCTGGCATGTACTGATAGCGGATGTGAAAAACATCTTCGGTTGGTACTACTTTGCCAGCAAAGCGCCATTCAATAACCCCTGAGGGGTCTTGATGGGGTTTTACTAAATCTGGGTTGACCGGCATGATCTGGGTTGGATAACCTAGACGATCACGTTCCACGATCTGTCCAAAGAAGTTCCCACGTAGCGCTAGGGACCACATCATGCAGACAATCCAATCAGTAAAGCTGATTGGCTCATAGGGACTCTGAAGAAGCTGAGGAATCTTCTTCTTTTCTTTGGCGTTTAGTGAAACTACAGGAGGTGCGTCTAGGACTCGGATCGGCAAAGATGCGATCGAGTTAGCTAATAGCGATACACAGCCATAGACGGCTGCTACCTGAGTCGCTGATTCAGTGGTGACGTGAAGTCCACCGATGTTACCTCCAACCTAAACTGCCCCGGGAGGCGGCGGCGCTGTCACGCGTTAGCCCCATTCCAGATATGGGCTAGCTCCACGCTGCTCTAGCGAAATATTTCCGCGTGTTGTTGCAACGACATGACTGGACATGGGCGGGCATCACCTCCTTTGAATTCCTTAGGAGATATATGCTAGAATCCCCAAGGATGCGTCGAGTGATTTGTAGCCGTTGCAAACAACGGCCCGCGCGAGATGGTTCTAGCAGTAACCATGCGCTATGCGATCAGTGCTACGGCAAGTGTCGGAAGTGCGGCAAACCTGCACCACTAATGGCTAATGGATGCTACAAGCCATTATGTAATGATTGTCGGCCTAAACGAGCAAAACTGTGTGCACGATGTGGCATTCGACCTAAGCGCGGCGCTTCAAACAGTTTTTGTGAGATATGCGAGCAAACTTGCAAGGAATGTGGTGCGCCGCTGCTTACTGCCCCACGGCGCAGTAAGCACCTCTGCCCGACGTGCCGAGCGAAGCTCGAACCTGCAAATTACACCTGTACAAAATGTGGGAAGCCACGCGATGGCTCGCATAAGTCTTATTGCCGAACTTGCGACCGAGTACGGGATAGGGAACGCATGAGTGATCCAGCCAAGCGTCGTCTCAAGAACCGGAAGCGTACACTTCGCAAGTTCTACGATATGACTATCGAAGAATATGAGCACATGCTAGAGCGGCAAGGTGGAGTCTGTGCTGTCTGCAAGCGAACCAACGAGGAAGCTGGTGGCAAGGGCCAACACCTACATGTAGACCACTGCCACAAGACAAATCGCGTCCGAGCATTACTCTGTCATCAATGTAATGCCGCTATGGGCAATGCTGGCGACGATCCCATACGTCTCCGTGCACTCGCTGACTACTTAGAATTTCATGCGTCTTATCTAAAACAGTCTCTAGCCGGCTAAGACATCCCGCAATTTGCGGTTTCTAGTTATTGACGCTACTTGCGTGAATTACTGCCAATCGCTAGCGTTGCCGCACTCGAACCACGCAACGAAAACGAAAGAAGGATACATTGCCATTGAAGATTTCCAAGCCTTTGCTTGCTCGTTCACGCGGTGATATCCCGATGTGTGATCGAGATGCAGAGCCTGGTGAGGATACCTCGTTTGTTATCAAAGATGGGGACATTGGGGAACGAGATGACCCTGAAAAGTGTATATTTGCCCGCTGTGCGAAGCAGCACATGCGAGCAGACCACGCTTGGTTCGGTAAGTCAATTGCCTACCTTGAGCTACCGAAGCGTGGTGGCGGTACAGAGGTAGTGCGGTTTCACTATTCCGCTGCGACAGCTAAAGCAATCGCCGAGTTCGATAGGACGGGTGAGATAGAGCCTGGTATCTATCAGCTACGCGCTGTAAGGCCATCTCAGACCATCGATGGCCGGCATAAGCGGAATAGCCGTAATCCCCAGCGGACGACGTTAGAGCCCGGCTCACGGCCTGCTACGGCCGAGCAACATATATGGCATGCACCGCGTGGATGGGGTCGAGGATACACAAACGGTGCTACGCCAGATCATGACGTTATTGACGTCTAGCCAATTACTTGATACCAAAGGACTCGTTTCTTCGGTATTTCAACATGACCTGATACCTGCACGGGTTCAGGTTGTTCTACATACTCAGTCGGCTCAGGGACAATGCGGGGCGCCCAGATAATGTAGGCGTCCCGCGTTTTGCCCGCTAGCGTTCCTTCAATAGTCGGTCCATCTTGAATATAAACTCGGACCTTCTTCTTGAGCCGACCGAACACACTCCTCCAAACTAACTGGTACTTGACATTCTATCAGAGTTCGTTTTGGTTTGTACCGCTACCTACGTCGTGAGTAGGTGCCACCATATCTTTCTGCTGATCTGATGGAAAGTTTGTACCACCGTTGTCTAGTGTTACTGCACCTGAGAGACTACCTGAAGGTGCAGTGGACTGCTGGCTCTGAGGAGCCACACCACTAGCTTTGATGTAGGTAGAGCTTGCTGAGGGAATTGCCATGCTTGTCTCCTTACTCTGAGAGAGTCATCACAGACGAAGCGCGAACTAGACGCTTTGACCCATTGCTGTCAACGAGTGTGATGAACTCATTACTGCCGTTGGTTACTTGTTGATAAACCTTCTCGATGTCTTGCACTGAGAAGTTGAAGCCACCCTCTAGGACAACCTGCCCTGGTGCGTCTGCCGGAAATGCCGGTTCAGTCTTAGGTGTCTCTGCATCCTTAGTTACAAAACCTGCTGCTTCAGTCTTAGCTGCCATAACTTCCTTTCTAGGTTACCAGCGTACCTTCCTGACGCATACGTTCTTCTATAGCCGCCGTGTCGATTACTGCTGGTTCGTTTATCTCTAATGTTTGCGTCCCCCATAGTGCCATTGTGGCCGCTACAAGCGGTGAAATATCGCCTGTAGCGTTACGCCTAGACCAAGCCCATGCATCCCCGAGAGGACGGCTTACAGCAACGCGTATGGCATCTGAAAGCTCCCTTTGCCCTATATGCCGAATTGTATCCTGCTCTACAGCATCATAGATGTACCCACAAGCTTGAGCTTGCTCACGTGAGCTGAGAAGCACTGGTTCTTCGTATGGTCTTTGCTCCTTTAGCTCTGGCAACAACGAAGCCACAGGCCCAGTAGCATCACAGATCGCTACGCCTCGATGATTTGTAAGTAATTCATCGAGCCGCTTCACAACCCAGCCTGTGCCACGTTTGTGCTCCACGATCTCAACGTGAGTCTTACCGTCCTCACGGAATCCGCCGACAGCGATAGCTGTATAAGAACGATCGGGAGTCACGTCAACTGCAAAGCATACAGGACCGACGATCTGAGACGCCTCATCCGTACATGCGGCCCATGCTTCGGGTGTAATCATGACACCCTCTAGTCCGTCAGTGCGTGGCCAGTCACCTACACCCAAACGTTCAACAGCAAAGTCTCGCGGTGCTAGTGCCTCGCGCTCTTTGCCGATGTAGCTATCGGCTATGCGAATCCCCATTGAGGGATTTGCTTGTGCCCAGACCTCAGGGTCAAGCGATTGTGTCGGTGTAACCTTGAGCGGATGATCTGAGTCGAATGACCACTCCATGTAGCAAACACTCTGAGTGTCACCTCTTTGTGCTTGCTCTCTTAGAGTAGCTAGAACAATGGCATCTTCGTGGCGCTCTTGGTCAGCTGCTGTACCTGCAAACCATATCTGAGGGTTCGGTCTGGCACTGAGAGTAGGCAGGAGAGCTGCTAGGAAGCTCTGTGGCAGGATTTGAGCCTCATCGCATACCAAAGTGTCGATGGTGAAACCGAGACCGCCTACGGACGTTCTAGCGCGGAAACGAAGTTGGCGTCCATCCAACATAGTAATGCCTTCTTCATTATGCGAACGCGAGATCCGCTTTACACGCTTGCTAAATTCTTCTGAACCTTCAATACGTTGGACTAAGCGGTGGAAATGCTCTTGGCTTGTGTCGTAACGATGTGCGCTATGAAGCATGAATCGTTCACTAAGTGAATCTAGAAACAAGCCTGCAAGCTCACGCGCCTGGAGCACACAGTTGTGTGTAGGGGTGAAATGGTGCCCAAGTAGATAAACACCATCCTCACTGTCTACTTGAATGCAGCGTGTCGGAACTGAGGAAACAGGTTGCACATCAATAACACTCATCAACTCTTGACGTTTAGACAGAGGTGCCTTGTATTTCGTAGCCTTACGTGGCAATCTAAACGGGTTGAAAGTCGGGGTCCATAGGAAACGCCAGTTATCTTTGTGCGTTGTCTTGCGTCGTTTCGGTGTGACTCGAATACCAAGACTTCTTACCAGACGTTGAAAACCAAGTGCAAGAGCCTCACTGGATGTCGAAAATTCAACTTGTGGTGACTTATTCGTAGTCGCAACTGAGCCGTCTGTATCCATCAAGCCACGAAGCAGTTCCAATCTTTGAGTCTTTGAGGCCGCCAGATAAATCTCCGGAATGTGCTTATTTCGATAAACATTGAGCCACCGCAGTCGTGCTGGAAAGCCTTCTTTGTTCATCTTTGGTCCAAGACGGAAAGCAATATGCCAAGGATCATGCTCTCTATTGCCTAGAGACTCGTTTGTAACTACATGCCCTGTAGCCTGTAAGACACCACGCATAAACGGTCTGTCTTCGTCTGAGACGGTTAGTTCTGGTCGCCTACTAGTCCCATCACCTAACCATAGCCCTAAGATGTATGGGTGAATCGGTAAATCAGCCTCTGGAGTTTCTGGCACTGCGTCACAACGTACGCGCCAAAGATATTCCATCCGACCATTTGCACGTTCACTGGCAAACTTTCGCGCGATATCAGCAGTCTGAACTGCTTCCCACTGGCGCCGGTCCTTATGTTTTACCCACCATAAATGATCGGCCGTAACTACATGCTTTGCCCCATCTGTAAATGTAACCTCATAACACGGCTCATTTAGATAGACCTCAGAACACGCAACAACCTTGATAGGTCGTCCATCTCCACCGTAAACACTGTCACCAGGTTCTACTTCTCCTAGTGTTGTCCACCCATTTCCCGTTAGAACGGGAGTAGTGACACTTGCAGGCCCCTTTCCGTTCTGTCGAGCTACAACTAAACCTACCTGAAAAGCAGCCCATTTGCCCTCCTCATCCTCACCCAGCGAGTTCTCCAGCACAAATTGTTGCCAGGGATCAAGCTCTAAGCCGATCATGCTACATAGCTCAACTGCTTCTTCGCCTGCTGAGCAGCTGTATTTTGGTAAACAACTGATGCGTGGGAACTGATTACCTTGCATTATTTCTTAGCGTGTGGCATACCGCGTGTGCGACGTGTTCGCCGTCGCTCATTGAGAGCATCCAGCCGATCATGTTCACTTTCAGGTTTCGGCCGTAGATTATCCAGCCCGTAAATGTCGCGGCGATCCTGCATGAATTCACGAGCTGTGCGCGCTGCCGTGAGATTGCCTTGGAGAGCAAGCGGGATGACCGCTCGAAGGCAGAGGTCGATTCGCGCTAGTTCAAGGTCTCGGACCTGAGCAATAGGTTCGCGCGCTTCCATCGCATCTAGGGCTCGCTTGCACGCGTCTAGCACCTCTTGATCGGTGAGGCCGAACTGATCGGCAAGGCCGGTAATGCCTCCGCCTGCGATCCGTAGATTCAGGATGCGCCGGTCTAGGGCAGGATCAACGTCCATGATTCCCTCCATGTTTGGTGCGAGCAATCACCTAAAGAAGGATTCTAGCCGATCCTTCAAGGTCTAGTTGAGTCTGGCCCTTTTCGGGCTGAGTTGCGTCTGAGGGGTTGACGATACCGTCGGATGTCGATACGCTATGCGTGCAAGATCCAACCTAAGTAAGGAGCAGGCATGAGCCCAGTCAATCCCCGTACCGACGCCGCAGCACTCGACCTTCGTAGGCACCGTCACTACACGTATGCCCGCATTGCCGACGAGCTTGGCTTCGGGTATCCCGCAACCGCACGCGCAGCCGTCAAGCGCGCTGAGGCACGCGAGGCACGCGGACAGCGCATTGAGGTCCCGCAGACGCCGGCTCCGGCGCCGAAGCCCAAGAGCGGGCCTGAGGGCTATCTTGAATGGTCCCGCGAAGTGCGCACACTGTGCAACCGCCGCAATGCGGACGGCCACAAGCTCGATGAGTGGAGCATGCGCCCGACGCTCGACGGACTCAAGCTCATCAAGGCCGGCGTGCCGATCGAGGCAGTCAAGGATGCGGTCACAATGCACTTCCCCGAGGATGCACGACGTGAGCTGGGCGTGCGTAAGTACAACATCGCTAACGTTGCCGAGCACCTCAAGACTGCCGCTGAGGCACGCATCCCGCTGATGATGGTTGGTCCTAAGGGTACCGGCAAGACAACGCACGCGCAGAAGCTCGCTGAGGCGCTAGACCTGTCGTTCGGGATGGTGTCAATGACGGCCGGTACATCGCCTGCCGCATTCTACGGACGGCCAAAGGTTGGCGGTGACGGAGGCGTAGTCGAGTCTCAGTTTGTCAAGATTTACCGCGACGGAGGCGTGTTTCTCTTTGACGAGATCGATGCAGCTGATTCAAACATCCTGCTGATCGTGAACTCAGCGCTTGCTAACGGTCACTTCTCTAACCCTCAGACCGGCGAGGAAATCGCACGGCACCCAGACTTCATCCCGCTGGCAGCCGCGAACACGATGGGCCTCGGTGGCGGCCGAGACTACGTAGGACGCGAGCGTCTGGATGCTGCGACCCTCGACCGCTGGAGCGCCGGTCGCATCCGAGTCGAGCTGGACGAGGCGCTGGAGACCGAACTGGCCGAGGCGATTATCAACGCCTAGCCGCTAACCCTCAGGCTGGAGTTGAGAGTGGCCCTCTACTACTCAACTTCAGTCCTAGGGGTTGACGGGACCGCCTCGTGGCCCTACTATAGACCTATGCAGTCAATCAACCTTAAGGAGCAGGCAGTGAGCACAGCAGCCGAAACCTACTTTGCAGAGATGAAGGCAGCCAACCTTCGACCCCTAGCACGCGAACGGCACGACGCCGAACGAGTAGCCGAGGCGAAGTACCGCACCACGATTCGTAAGGACGCCTAACGATGAGCACCTACACCTTTAACTGGATCGACCTCAAGGACAAGTTCCTTGACCTCGCAAAGACACGGGCGTGGTCTTCGCAGGATGACATAGCCAACGTCGTGCTAGGCGGTGGGTCCTGGAGCGGCGGGACTGTAGCCGACACCGTAGGGTGGCTAGAAAACGGTTACCGTGCACCAGAGTTCTCGACGCAAGAGGATGTCGGCGACTATAGCCGGCGCCGTAGGCGGGCACATTGGGACTCCGAGGATGGGGACATTGACGTAGCGCGGCTCGTCGGTGGCGCGGATGATTTCTACTTGACGCGTGCCGACCGCGAAGGCAAGCAGGGTCTCAGCATCGAGGTTGAGATCGGCTTTCGCGGAGGCGTGCGCGCTTCCACAATTGCACGCTACGGCGCATGGGTTACCTCGTTCGTCGGTGCACTTGAGTCGCGCGGCTATGACCTGGAGGTCGCAATCGTCAGCAGCGCGACAGGTGTAATCCGAGGAGGCGGTAGCACCGATCTCCGCATCGTAGTCAAGCGCCCGAACGAGGCAAGCGATTTCACAAGCTGGTCCGCACTGTTCGCACCTACCTGCCACCGGCATCTGATTTTCACGGCACGCGGGATGGCAGCGGACCTAGCAGGACAGGAAGGTGGATGCGGCGGTTCAAACCATTATGGCTGGACCGTGAGGTACGACAAGGACAACAACACCGTGCGGATCGGTTGCGCATCTGAAGGTAACGATGATCCGACTCAACAGCTCACTGCGCAGGCGAAGGCAGCGGGCCTACTCTAAGGAGCAGACAATGAACAACCAGACACACAGCCCATTCATAGCGGCACTCGACCCTATGCCTCAGCGCGTTATCGATGGCCTCGCACACCTGAATATGCATGATCTCGGTATGCAAACCGTTCAGGCGATCATGGAGCGCGAGTCTGAGGCGGTTGAAGTGTTCGAGCTTGAGTTCGCGCGACGTGCTGCGCTAAACTAGCTGCCGACGCCTAGAGCGTCGCAGACGAAGGCCGGCTCCACCCTGCTCCGGAGCCGGCCTTCGCTTTGTCCGCATTCCGCACCATATCGAGAGACAAGCTTCTCAAGCTTCGGTTTAGACTGGCCCTTTACTACTCAACTTGAATCTCGGGGGTTGACGTCGAGGTCCGATGGCCCTACTATAGGGTTATGCAGTCAACCAAGCAAAGCAAGGAGCAGGCAATGCAGATCAAGCGAGCAGACCTTATAGCAGCAGCAGACCTCATCTACGAGTTCGCCGAAACGAGCCTTGAGAGCGGCGCCGTCGCCGAAGCGCAGGCGCTAGCCGTCAGGCTTGAAGAGGCAGCCCAGCGGCAGCAGCCACTCGCAGCCGAGCTGAGCCGGCCGCCGATGCGCGAGGGTGAGCGCGAGGGTGGCTGGGAACCGTCGATCGCTCACGGATGCTCGCGTCCGCACGGCGCCGGCCGAGGCCCGAAGGGCAGGCTTCGCAACTTCGCTCGGATGAGCGACGCCAAGCTGGAGTCAGCCGCTCGCGCGATCGCACGGGAAGGCAACGATCTGGAAGCAGCCGAAGCCGTCAAGGCTGAGCTGGCAAGCCGCTAAGAAAACCACCAAGAACCAAGGAGCAGACAAAATGGCAGTAGCACGATCAATCTGGAGCGGGTCTATCCCGCTGGCGGGATTGCCGCCAATTGCAGTTGAGGTCACTAAGGGAACAGACGCGTACGAGGGAGACATCCCGCTGAGGCAAGTGTGCGAGTGTCACCACGAGCCTTTCGTCCGCGAGGAACGATGCACCGGAGGCAAGCTGCGACGCACGGCAGCCCGTGAGAAGGCCGGCGAATTCGAGAACACCACGCCGGTTGTCAAGGCAGTCGAGGACGCTGAAGGACACTTCCACGCAATCGATGACAGCACGCTTGCTGAAATCGATGAGGCGATCAGCAGTAAGGAACTGACGCCTGTGGCAATTGTGCCGATGGACAGCGTACCGATGCAGCAGGTGAACGAACTTTGGTACGTGCGTCCGTCGCGCAAGATCAAGGGCTCTGACCAAGCAGTCGCCACCCTTGCGCACGCATTGGACGGCAAGGCGCTGATTGCAAAATGGGCTACACGCGGTCGTGAACACATCGTGGCGATCCACCCTGTCGGGAACGTGCTGTGCATGAATCGTGTGCGGTACGCGCAGGAGGTGCGACCGGCTGAAGAGAATACCGCCACCGCACCGGAGAAGGCTGTCACGCTTATGTCCACGTTTCTAGGGCAGGTATTGCCGACTGAGGTGGACTTTGCCACCCTGACGGATGCATCTGTCGAGGCGCGCGGTGAGGCGATTGACGCCGCTCTGCTTGGCAAGCCGATCGCCAAGGCTGCTGAGAAGGCAGTCGCAGCTGAGACGCCTGATCTGACAGCAGCACTGGAAGCTTCCATTGCAGCGGTCAAGCCTAAGAGCCGGAAGAAGGTGGCAGCATGACGAAAACACTTCCAACAGCACAGCAGCACCGAGAACTGGCCCTGAGCGGCCAGCTAGCCCAAAACGCACAGGCGATCAAGAGCGCACCCTCAGGACGGTTTGTCCTTGAGCCTAAGCTCGACGGCTGGCGCATCCTAGCTGAGATCGCCGAGGATGGCTGTCACTTCTATTCACGATCAGGCAAGGAGTACACCCACCGAGGGCTCGCGTACGAGATGGCAGATATTTTCCCAGTCGGTACGTGGTTCGACGGCGAGATGGTCGGTGAGAACTGGGGATCTGTGCAGTCGGAAATGACAGACGGTGGGTCCAATGCATCAAACCTGCGATATGTCGTGTTCGATGTTCTCGCCATTGAGGGTATCGATGCACGGTCGTTGCCCCTGTCTAGTCGGCGTACGCTGCTGAACGATATGTTCCACCTAAATGAGTTTGCATACATGGAACTCATCTTCCAGCTGCCTACTGCGTCCGATGAGAACGTCCAACGGCTGCTCTCTGAAGAGTACGAGGGTGGCGTTGTAAAGGCGCTCGACGCACCCTACGGCAGCGGCCGGCGTGGTGGCGGCTGGTTCAAGATCAAACCGCAGGAAACGATGGATGTTGTAGTTATGGGCTTCAAGTCTGGCGCTCGTGGTCCGTGTTCGTCCATTGTCTTTGGTCAGTACGTCAACGGCAAGTTGAAGCGACTAGGAAGCTGCTCGGGTTACAAACAATCCGAAGCGCCTGACGAGTCGTGGGTCGGCACTGTCATTGAGATCGCCTATCACGGTGGAATCGAAGGACTAAGGCACCCTCAGTTCAAGCGGCGCCGGCCGGATAAGCGCGCCGAGGATTGCTAGCCGGCTAGAACCCTCAGGCGCTGGTTGAGTCTGGCCCTTTTGTACTCAACTTGCGTCTGGGGGGTTGACGACGGCGACAGGCTGAGCTACTATAGGACTATGAGCAAGATCAACCTCAAGGAGCAGACAATGCAGACGATCCAGACCCACATCGGCCCGCTTAGCGTCGGCGACCGAGACGATCTCAACGAGTTCTTCGACGGCAAGCCGTTCACGGCAGACGATCTCCGCGACGTAGGCCCACTCGTCGTTATCAACTTCGACGACATCGGCCGACTCACAGTCCAGACCGGCGGCATCGTTCGCAAGCTGGAGGCATAGATGAGCAAGCGGGTCACAACGCGCACCGTCTGTCTAGACGAGCAAAGCTTCAGGGACATTATCCAAGCGTTATTGGACTACGCCGAGGAGATTGAAGAGCCTGACATCCAGCCTGAGGATGACCGCAGTGAAGAAGCTGCGACGGTCACGGCGCTAGCTAGGACGTTCGAGACCGGCACTGTCACGACCAAGCAGGTACAGGCATGCACTGAACGCATCCTAAAGGACGCTGAGGGCAATGCTTGAGCAACCGATAGGTCCGGCCTTCCTGAGCCCGCGCGCAGCCGCAGAACGCCGCGCAGACGCTCGCCTGTATGCCGCCGAGATGGCCCGAAACTACTCAACTTCGTCCGATCCCTTGACTTCAGCGTCCGCATCCGCTACGCTGTTGCAAGACAGTTCAGTAACAAACCAAGCAAAGGAGAACAACGATGGCCGCAGCGAATAAGAAGGTGACGCTTACGAAGGAGAAGGAGACTCCTGGAACGTGGCGCTACGCCGAGGTGACGGAGAACGGAGCTGACCCAGTGCTCCGGACCGTCTATCTCCCAAAGGCGCTCGTTGAGGAGTTGGGCAAGCCCACCACCATCAGCGTCACGATCACCGCTGCATAGCGAAACGCGGTCCACGGGCCGCGTCCGGTAGGGATGACGACCTTACCGCTGAATGAGCAAGTCATACACCAACACAAGGAGAATCCAAGCAATGGCAACCAAGACCAACACCGAGACGCGCACGCGTCGGCAGCACGACCCGAAGTTCGATCAGAAGTGCCTTGACATGCGCGTCAAGAAGCAGATGACGTTCCCGAACATCGCTAAGGCGCTGGGCCTCGCATATCCTGCGATGGCATACCAGGCCGCTCAGCGCGCCAACGGTGGTGAGAAGCCTCCGGCGCTGGACAAGAAGGAGACACCTGCAAAGAAGCCGGCTGCGAAGCCCGCTGCGAAGGCCGCAAAGCCCAGCACGGCGAAGGCAGGGAACGGCAAGGCCGCGACGGCGAGCCCAAAAGCTTCCGCCGCCGCCTAGAGAGTGCGCTGGCGGCGACCGTCAAAGTCAACGGCGGTCGCTGCCGGTGCAACTTCGACACGGTGGACACCCCGTCAGCACTGACGGCAATGGGAGCGGGCTGTACCGCTAGTACCGACATAGGATCTGGCGGGTACGTCTGCCCACGGCTTGATGCAGTGCGGCGGCACATCTGAATAGCGCGGCAAGCTCAACCGGCCGAGCACCCGACTTTTAATCGGGCGGACTGGGTTCGAATCCCAGGCCGCGCATTACACCAAGCGAAAGGAGCCACTAGTGACCTAATCCCTAGACGAGGACTTGGAAGGTAATTGAACGGCACGAAGCGGGGTTGGTGCACGGATGCACTGGCCCCGCGCACAACTAACCAAAAGGAGACAACATGGAAGCTGATCGACTCATCCGCGAAGCACTGCAAGCACTGAAGGCCCGCATTGCGAACGACACCGCAGCCGCTGAGAAGCTCGAAGCGATCCTCGGCGACCCTACGCCGGCACCTGCTAAACCTGCCCCTAAGCGGCGTCGTAAGGCCGCTAGGACGCAATCGACCAAGCGGGAGGACATCCGGCAGTGGATGCGTGAGCTGGGCGCAGACGGCTTTACGATCCCTGAGCTGGCAACGGCGTTTGAGCTGACTGAGGGTCGCTGCTACGAAATCGTTCGGCCGCTAGTCGCTGAGGGACTGCTGAGCAAGACCGCTGAGCCTAACAGCGGTCGAGGACCGTCCCGCCAGCGCTACACGTGGGTTGGGGTAGAAGCCTCGGCACGTACGCCGGTGGACGGATACCTGAGCACGGCTCGGGACCAGAAGTACACCACCGAACACACCGGCGACGGCGTTGTGAAAGTGACAAGCCCCAATGGTGGGAACTGGACCTTTGTCAGCCTGACCGATCCCAACGAGGCAAAGGCACAACTTGAAGCAATTGGGGTAAAGCTGTGATCTCCCTAGTTGACACTGGCTTGATCTTCGGCATATTCCTATGTGTCCTGTTGTTCCTGAAAAGCGCTGGCGATTTGTACACGTTCCGAAAAGGCAGCAGCCGAAAAGGCAGAAGGCAAATTACACAACGCAAATGGCGCGTGGAGATAGCACCTGCCACTGGGTACATTGCCGATATCGGACACCACATATCGTGGAAGGGAACACCGCGCCCAGTGTCAAGCACTACAGCAGTACGAATTACACGTAGCGCTAGCGAAAAGCACGTAATAGGAACAGTCGATGTCACGGACGAGAACTTTGAAGAGCAGCTACAAGCGCTCATCCATAAGGCTCAAGACCGTGCGGCAACGCTCAATGCCTACGAGGATGGCGTTATATGATCTTCGAGACACGCATAGCATTCGAAGCAGACGACACCGAGACCGCTAACGAGATTGCCGATCTCCTAACGGTCCAAGCGCACCCAGGACACAAGCTCCTTCCGCTAGGTGTCCGTGAGATAACCGAGGAAACCCCTGGGTTGGAAGCCGAGGCAGCTCGTAGGCACTTTGGTGGGTCCGATGTCTAAGGAGCTAGCGAGGCGACCATCTAGCGAGGTTGCACCGAAGTCTGTGCGTAAGCTGATGGCTGTTGCAACGGAGCACTGGACAGCCATCAAGACCAACAGCCTGAAGTTTTGCGTGGACTTGCGCCGGCTTCAGGATGCCAATGCTCACGAACTGCACGGACAGACGAACTTTGGTTCGTGGGCAGCGTCGGAGTGGGATGATTTGGAACCCAATCTGGCACGTAAGTTGTCAGCTCAGGGACGGATTCTCTTGCTCTTAGATGAGCATGGGCGCATCAACCTTGAGAAGGAGTCCACCTACCCTGGCGTCAGTGGCATACGAGCGCTAGCCTCGATCGAGGCACGCCTAGGGACGGACACCATGCTGCGCGTTTTCGACGCCTGTAAAGGCAATGTAACGAGCACTGCGGTCAACGCAGCGTGTCGGCTGCTCATGCAACCGGAGCCAGTTCCTCGACGACTACCAGAGCAGATTCCACAGCCGGAGTTCAAGCCTGAGGAATTCGCCGAGGGCTGGTACTCATCCATCATTGAGGTAACAGGAGAGATTGCAGATGATGCCGAGCGACTCCGCGAGATGGATGAGGCTACTGGTCGGAAGTACATACCCGTACTAATCGACCGGCTGAACGTAGCTCGGCTGACCCTGGAACACACCTACAAAGGAGACGACAATGGCAAAAAGACAAAAGGCTCTACCTAGACAGATGCCAAACAAAGTGATAGTGGCCGAGCAAGCAAAAGCCACAACCAAGATCAAGCAGACCACGGCGGCGGTTGCCGAGGCCCAATCCCTGTTGGACGAACGGCGAGCTGCACAACAGAGCGCCATCCGAGACGGCGCAGAAGCCACCCTAAGTATAACGGTCATGGCGCAATTGGCGAAACTTTCAGTTCAGCGCATCCACCAAATCATCCGGGGGAAGTGATGCCGCACTACCCGATCATAGTTGACGCCGATAACGATGAGTACCTTGTGTGGTCCACTATCGTTGATGCGCCCGTCTCTTGGATCATCAACGAGGCGCAGCTCAAAGCTCACTTCCACATCCGTCCTGAGGACGATTGGCCTGAGGACTTCTACCCGCAGCCGTTTGGTAACGAGAGGTACAATCGTGCAGGACCCAACGAAGCACAGCTAACACCTGAGCAAATCGTTACATCGTTGCGGGAACACCGCGACCCAAGCACAGGGGAGAAACATGGCTAGCTACAAGCAATACCCACATGCAACAACAGCGCTGGCTCTAGAGGCAGTCGGCAAACGCATACAAGACACTGAGAAGGAACTAGAGCAGCTACGAGGGGAACTGCCAGACCTTATCCGCAATGCCCGTGAGAAGCGCTTTACAATGCCTGAGATCAGCGAACTAGTGGGCCTAAGCCGGTCGTCGCTCTTCGCACATCTAGCTCGAGAGGAAAAGGCTCGGGGTACAAAGGCATAGGGCCTATTGCCGTTTCGAGATCGTCCCAGATCCGGCGCCAGCAGCGTAGTTCACTCAGTGCTAGTAGAGATACAATCTTACCTGCCTTTGGCGTGCCACGTTCCTCGTCTGAGGGAACAGACTGGTCATAGCTGTAGCCTTTGTCGCCTAGCTGGCTGAAGTTGCCCATCATTGCGCGGCCCATCTGCATGTCACTTCCATACTGCAAACTGTAAGCCAAGCTGGCTGAATCACAGCTGTTGAATGGCAATGAGAGAAGGATCTGGCTAGCCGACAAGCCTAGTAGGTGTATCCACGGTTTGTTGTGGTGCCGACGTACGCGTTCCCATACCATCAGCAGGATCTGTTTACGAGCTTCTTGACTTGAGCGAGCTAGGTTCGATATGCACACTCGGTCATACTCGTCCAGCAGCTCGTCTAGATAGTCCCAGCCGTCCGCTAACGGGTGATACACGGGAATCGGCCGTAGCCCTTGATCCTCTAAGTACCGGCGCATCCTGCGCTTGTTGTCGGCGCCTCCTAGGTCCAGCTCAACGTATCCCCATAGTCTCGGCCCTAGCTTGCGCGCTAGGTCGATGTAACGGCTTAGGAGAGCGTCAAACCCATCTACCTGATCCGGCGCTAAGGTAAACGCCTCGTTGACAAGCATTCCATGCTTACGTGCATGTGCAGCGGCTAGCGAGAAGATCCCACTGTCAAGGAAAATCTTACCATCGAGCAGCGATTCGAGTTGTCGTTGTTCGCCTGTCTTGCCGATAGGCACCAGTAGGTGTTCGTAACGTCCTACCTCAACCATTTGGAAGACAGAAGCGGACGCTGCCATGAAGAACACAAATGGTTCGTCGGGATCAAACTTGCCGCCACCCGTTTGGATCACAGCTTCACCACTGTATCCTCGCCATTTATCTCAGCATACTTGTCCAACATATGCCCTGCGAGCCATGCGTCAGGTTGCATCATGACGAAACGCTTTTCGCGGGCTCTTTCTGTCAACGGCGCAATAAGGATCGGGTAAGGGACGAACAGATCATGAGGTTCAAGGAACTTGATAGCGGTCGCCCAGCCAGTGTATACATCCTCAATGACAAGATGATGGTCACCTAACATCCAGACCTCACCACGCTCAGTCTTGTGTCGTGGCTCACCAAGACTTACGCTCATTAGCGCCAGCTTGTCACCTTGACCGTCCTCACCGTTTTCGGCCACCTTGTCTAGGTGTAACAACTCTTCGAGCTTTTCGTTACTGAAACCTGTTAGCTCCAAATCGGCCGATTGCTCGTTGAGTTCGTAGATGAGCGCCTCTAGATCCTCTTGCACCCACTCACCATACTCCTGGTTATCTCGCAACATCCACAGCTTGGCGCGCTCGTCATCTAGATCGACATAGACTGTAGGCAGGCTCTCCCAGCCAAGCTCCTGAGCGACTGCTAGTCGCATGTTCCCTACAATAACTGTGCCGTCCGGCAACGCCACAAGCGGACGAGCACGAAGCATGGACGGCTCACGCTCAAGCGACTTCGACAACGCCGCCTTACGCTCCGGCGTAATCCTCCTGGGATTCTTAGGGTTGGTGTGTAGATCGGATAGAGGAACATCTTGAATCGGCAGCTCTGGGATCATGCATGCACCAGGAATGCTTCATTGAAACCTTTGGCGCGTGTCTGGCATGCTGGACACTCGTTACAACCATAGCCCCACTGGTGCTGATCTGAATGGTTACCGTTATAGCAGGTGTGCGTAAGCTCGACTATCTCATCCAGTACACCTAGCTCTTTGGCCATCTGCCAGGTCTCTGCCTTAGACTTGTACATTAGGGGTGTTACTAGCTGGAACTCGGGAGTATCGGTACCAATCTGTACAGTCGTCTGTAGTGCTGACGCAAATGCGGCGCGACAGTCGGGATAACCTGCCTCGTCCTCTTGGCATATCCCGCTTACAAGGGTGCTGAGACCGCGTGTAAGCCCGTATGCGGCTGCGCAACCTAGTAGGAGGATGTTTCTACCTGGTACGAAGCTAGAAGGCAATCCACGCGCTGCTGCGAACTCATTGCCTGTATCAGTTGCATCTAACTTTGAAGGAATAGAGTTGTCTATAAGAGAAGCGCCACCGATAGACATAAGCGCTGGCATAGCTATGACGCGGTGTGCGATATCCCAACGATGGGCTAAAGCTTCAGCGCATTCAAGCTCAACCGCGTGGCGCTGCCCATAATCAAAGCTGACAGCCTCTACGGTGTCATAGTTTTTGCGCGCCCAGAATAAACAAGTTGCCGAGTCTTGTCCACCAGACAGACTCACGATCGCACCGCTCATTGTACTCCAATCAATCGAAGGAACTCGCCCCGAGCTGCCGCCTTGTCGCGCATGGCACCTCGGGTTACGCTTGTCATCGTGGTGGCGCTCTTTTTGACGCCACGACACTCCATGCACATATGCCGTGCTTGCAGGACTACCGCCACACCTGCCGGTTCGAGATACTTCTCCAATGCATCAGCTACCTGCATGGTTATACGCTCTTGCGTCTGTAGGCGATGAGCATACAGGTCAACTAAACGTGGGATCTTGCTCAAGCCAATAATCCGCCCTTGTGCGATGTATGCAACATGAGCATGACCAAAGAATGGTACGAGGTGATGCTCACATGTGCTCGCCCACTCTATATCTCGCACAACCACCATCTCGTCATAGCCGTCTGACTCAAAGGTCTTGAACAACTCACTAGGATCGCGGCCATACCCATCTGTTTTTTCTATCCAAGCCTTAGCCGCACGCTTAGGAGTCTCCTTGAGACCATCGCGGTTGGCACCGTCACCCTCAACGCCGTATAGCAGATTGAGGAACGCTTCCTCATACCAGTTATAAGGCACAGCCTTACGCTTGTCTTTAGCCCAGTCGGGCGCGTCAGACGCCACGACGCGTTCCCCAGGCAAGTACATGAAGCTGTGTTCCTACCGTTACGTTGGATGCTCTAGGATCACCTGCTACCCGCTCACAGAGCCATCGTAAGCGGTCTAACACAATACCGATCGTTGAGGGATCATCTAAGCCTTGAGTTGTTCCTACGCTCATGTAGAAAGGATAGTAGTTGTATCTCTGATGGAACCGTAGCGCCCATTCATAATCATCCTCAGTAAAGACAACAATCTTGACGGCTACTCGACCCAACATCCACTTCGCAGCATCCATAAATGACGCAGTCTGTTTTTCGTGAGCTTCGGTTGCCATATTGCTCGACGGTGGCTTTGGACTTACAACAAGCCGATCGACCTTGTACAACCAATCACGCCAGATAGAACCTTGTGTCTCTACGCTTACTCTGTAGCCTTCATCATGTAATCTGTCTGTAAGTGGACCCAGCCGATGAAGAGCTGGATTTCCGCCTGAAATGACCACTAATTTGGGATCACCCAGCACAGCGACACGCGCGAGGATCTCCTCGTCAGTTAGCTTCTCTGCATTCTCCCGCACTTCTGCTGGGTCTACGGCGTAAAGACTATCACACCTTTAACCATGAACATCTGTAATCACATCCACCTACGCGGATGAAGTAACAGGACTTCCCAGCGTCTGGGCCCTCACCTTGAATGGTCCCGCTTAGGTAGGCCCAAAACACTCGATAACTGGAGTTGTCTTGAGCCGCACTGTTGATACAGCGTCCATTGGCATCACCTCCCTTCAGCGCGCAAACGCGCAGCCCTGCGCGCCTCGACTTCCCTAGCGCATGTGCGGCACTTACGGCCACCACGCGATGGGCGATAGGTATTCTCAGGAGTAAACTCGTGACCTTGCTTACAGTGCGTCTTAGCAGCCTGCCAACGCGGTGCCGAATCAGGATGCTCCGCGTTAGTTGTTCCCGTTAGATGGTCTGGATTGACGCAACGCTTTGCGCACGTCAGCCTATGGTGAAGATGCTCTGGTACATCCGAACTTACAAGTGCTGCCCACACCAACCGATGCGCAAGTTGTGGTCTAGGACGACCGCCAAGGATACCATAGCCACCTCGATTACAATGGCCCACCCACAACCAGCAACCATCCTCAGCTACAACAATACGCTGGCGTAAGTTGGCAGGCAGACGATCTATCACACCCGTACCGTTGCGCTGCTAGTGGCGGTCTCATACACAGTTACTGCTGTAGTCTGTGGCAGGTTCTCTACAAAGGCAGCTAGGAGCCATCCTGCGATGTTCTCAGCCGTTGTGGGACCTATATGTGGACCAAGGGTTTCGTTGAGGTTTCGATGGTCTAACAGCGGTTCTAGTGTGTTCCAGACTGCCTTGACTTCATCGAAGTCAACAACCATACCCTCGTCAGACATCCCTGTCTGACCTTGAACCTCACCTACCAGCTCGACCACTACCTTGTAACTGTGTCCATGCAAATTACGACACTTGCCTTGGTGATTTAGAAGCTGATGTGCAGCCTCGAACTTGAATTCCTTTGTCAGTGTCGCATACATATAGTCACGTAGCCTAGCAAGAAAAGCGGCGCTAGTAGTTCAGCAAGGAACTCAAGCCACATAACTGCCTGTTGGTGGCGGTGCAATAACTCTGAGAGCAGAAGACCATGGCACCTTGGCGGCTCCTGGTACCGAGCCGATCTGTGACCAGGGATTCGTAACGCCGATTGCCGTGTACGTCTCGGTAGCCTCACCGCCGAAAGCGAATCCTGGACCACCTCGGTCGCCTACATATCCGCCGTATTCCACCATCGCAACAGCAAGAGCGGTTTCATACTTGGACATCCCGAGTGACTGTACGTGTGCTACTTCTTCTGCGATGCTGCTCATGCCGAAATCAAGACACAAGCGCCATCCCTCGTTACCGTCATTACTACGAGCCGGTGCAGTCTTACTCGAACCACTCAGTGTTGTAACGATAAAGAGTGCATGGTTGATTTTGCCTTCCAGAAGTTCAGGTCCACGTGTAATGCCACCCATCAAATCGAAGTCGGCGGCAGTGCATTCACCTTCATTGCCGAGCCCTTCAGAGCCTTTTGTATGGGAACAGAGCGTAGCTTCAATCCTTGTGCCTGAAAAGCTCTTTACTTGGTAGAAGTCCAGCATTGAACCTTCTGGCAAAATGATCGTCATCTGATCGTCGCCGCCGGTTGTCCATTTTGCCCACGATGGGATGTGGAACTTTGAACCTTTAGCCGGGGTGTAATGAAATTGCTCCTGCGAAACTACTTCCACCAATGCATCGGATGTCGATGCGAGGTACACTGGCTTCCCCCATGCAGCTTCGTTTGTAAGTGTTGCCGGATGGCCACCACTCACACTCATCAGCTGTGAGATTATGCTTGCTGAGTTAGAGGCTGTAGCTGCCTTTTCGTTAGTTGTTAGCTTGTGGTTCCAAAATGACAACGGTGAGAACAACTGCACCTTGCCTGGGATTGCAGCCTTTTGTGTAAGTCCAAGCCAAGTCGGTTCAGATATAGGGTTGGGAACAGGTTTAGGAGTTGGTTCTGGAGCAACTTCAAGTGCCTGTACAACAGCGTTAGCTTGTTCCACCGCTGTCTGTGCATCTTTACGCACCAATTCGGCCGCTGAGCGTGCTTTTATTGCTTGTTCGAGAGCTGTCGGCATACCGACCCCTTTCAGCACAAAACACCCGCTCTAAGGCAGGCTCTCGTGTCAGTCGTTATCTAGCTAGCTAGACAGTCCGTCTAACTAAGCAGTGAGGTTCACTACCATCGAGTGGAGTTATCCACACGGATTTCCCAAAAGCTTGAAAGCGCCGGATAGTGGCCCATGTACCGGATCGCTGCTCCTCGTTTTCTGTCTGCGGAAATGCATACAGCACGTCGGCAAGCTCGGCTAATTTGAAATTACGTGCCATGTACGTAGCCGCACTGCTACTGCGAGCAGGTACAACAATTGTCGCATCACCCTCAGCTTCTCGGTTATACCAATTTCCTTCTGGGACAACCAAAGTGACACGAGCATTATAGTCCCGTGCCGCTAATACGGCGTACGAATCTATGCCGTGCGCTGATCCGCTGTACAGCTCATCATGCCCCGCTGCCAAAAAGGACAGTGTATCCTTTACAAGTTGCGCAGCACTAGAAGCACCGCGTGGGCGCTTAGGATCAACAGGTCCACTAACTGCAACTTTCATTGAGTAGCCCTACGGAGAGTCGAACTCCGATTACCGACTGGAGAGGTCGGCGTCCTGTGCCGTTAGACGATAGGGCCTTGTTGGCATCGTTTACACAATGAGCCCTTTGGGGTGCATAACCGTGTTGGCCCCTGTTGCTCATCCCGCGCATCGGCACTCACTAGTTACGTACCGATGCTGTACCAACCCTTGCGCTAGATGCACTACTTACGCTAACCTCAACGATGCAGCGCCCGCAGTGGGATTCGAACCCACGGTCCCTTCCTCGACAGGGAAGTGCGTTAGGCCAGCTACGCTATACGGGCTTGGTGCGTCTGACGGGGTTCGAACCCGCGGCCTCCGGTTTGAAAGACCGGCGCTCTTTCTGACCCCGAAGGTTCAGGTTTACCACTGAGCTACAGACGCGCTAGCTATCTTATCGCATCGCGCCGACTAGTGCAAGCCTTCGCCGATACGAGTCATTGCTAAGCGTCGCCAGTCCTCAGCCTCTTGCGGTGAGATAGTTTGGTGACGCAGGCACAACCTAATAGCACTCAGGGCATCATGTGCAGCCTTAGCATCACCCTCTGGTAAGTAGAACACACTGGTGCCTCCCTATCTGGGCATTCGTACCTTACTAGGCCGTGGCATTCGCACACACTCATTCAACAACCTCGTTTATCCACTCTTGTGGCGGATCAAGCGTCCCGCATTGATGACACCAATGCTTGTTTTCTGGGTTGTCCTTTTGGCGCCTTGCTTGGATCTTTGGGCTCGCTCTCCCAATAGATCGCATCCCGCGCCTCGCACACCTTACAACGCAAACGTGGGACCGGCTGTCCGAGCGCAGCGCGCAGTATGTAGATTGACTCGTCCATCTCATACTGCATTCCTGCTGTCTTCTCGTCTCGTTTGACGCGCTTAGCGTACTCTCTATCCTTCCACTCGTTCGATGGTAGACCGAGGATCTCAAGCACCTCGTCAACAGCGTCCTTTAGCGGTTGTTTTATGTACATCGATTACAGCTTGACGTTGTAGCATCGTTCACGTCTGCGAATCTGGCGAGCTATCTTGCGTTGCGCCGCCTTATCTGCCATCTTCGCTGTTGGACGCCACACGCTCCAGCTTTCGAACTGACACGAATCGTCATCGACCCAGATCGGTGTAGCTGACCAGCCGATGGTCACCCACTTAGTCATGCGTATTTCAATTGCGTGCCACAAAGGGGTCCGGGGGAACTCGAATCCCCTTGTGCCTGTTCCACAAACAGGAGCCTCGACCACTTCGGCATCGGACCCAGTACCCCTGGAAGGATTCGAACCCTCATGCAACGGCTTAGAACACCGTGGCCTTTTCCAGTTAGGCAACAGGGGCTTGTTGGCGTCGGTGCTCCCTGAACACGCAGCCAGCGCGTCGTACGCCTAAACGACACACCTTAGCGATAAACACCGACGCCAGAGCCCGAAACAGGAATCGAACCTGCGATCTCTTGTTTACAAGACAAGAGTGCTCGGCCAGCATGAGCTATTCGGGCGGGCTCGACCTGCCACTTGCCCAACGAGTGGCGACACACGATTCATCATGGGCCGGACGTTGTACACCGCTACCCGTACCCGCTTCTTCGCAGCTCTTTATGGATATACACTGAGCTAAGGCCGAGTGCCCACAGATGGATTTGAACCACCGCCGCCTGCGCCTTCAACGCAGCGCTCTACCGAGCTGAGCTATATGGGCAAAATTGGACAGGATGGCTGGTTCAGCGACTTCCCTTGGTGGTGGAGACCAGGCAGTGACTACCATCCTGTCCAGTACACCCGAGAGGACTCGAACCTCTGTCTTCGGTTCCGTAGACCGATGCTCTGTCCACTGAGCTACAGGTGCTAGTTGCATCCGCTAGCTGACAAGTGAGGAAACGGCTAACGGATGCGATCGGCATATTAGCGCATCGGTACGCCTAGCGCAAGCACGAGCCCGCAAAATGCGGCTAAACGGTTGGAACTAACTTACCCATATATGGTTGGTTGATCTGACGCTTCATTGTTTTCCCGTGCTCAGGACAAGTTGGTATGTAGTCCTGAGGCTCACTTGTTAGGAACACTCGGTACGGTATGCCTCGCCTATCTGGATCATGGCTTTGAGAGGTGCAGATCCATGCACGACGCATCGGTCCTATGAGTTGAGGTTTTTCAGCTAACTGCTTGAGGTGTTTTTCGTATTCCTTTTGATTCATTCAGTAATCATACTACGGCGTAGGGACAGGAATCGTACATGTAGCCTTGCATTCTCCCGATGGTGTAGCTCCTGTCATAGCGGTGAAATGGGTGCGTATCTGTTCGGTACTTAGGAGGTAGTTGTAGATGGCGACCTTGGCGATAGCTCCTGGGAACCAGCTATCCAAAGCCATTGTGCCGATATCGAATGATGAGCTGCCTGCTTTAGGTTTGATCTTGTATTGGCTCATACAACCTGTCGGATAATGTTCCGCCACATCCCACGGGACTCCGTTCACCCAGATGTTGATAGTTCCAGGGTAAGAGCTATTGCACTGAGAAGGTGTAGTAAGCGTCTGATACTCACCTACAACGTACAGCCATTGTCCAGCGCGTAGTAGGTTACATTTTGGCTGCCAATCGGCACCACTGCCGAGGCCTGCGCCTGGATTGAACACGTAAGCACTAAGGCGGTTACAGCGACCTTCTTCATTAACGCTGCTGTACATCCGTGCCTGCCACTCACAACTAGGTGAGTATTCCTGACATTTACCCATCCAGTCAATGTACCCTTGATTGTCGGGGTCACTTGCAGAGCTGAACTGCAAAACGTCCGGCCGTATCCATGCCTCCCATGTAAGTTGACCAGTAGTAGGGATCGAGAATACTGAGCTATTAGGGACAGTGAGGTACTCGTGTCCTGTAAAGTCCGGTGCAGATTCGCCGTTCGGAAGCGTTGTGAGCGTTGGTGTACCACCCTTATACGTTCCGTTATGTCCGTGCCCTGATACGTCTGTAGCGCCATCCCAGAGCGCCACAGGGCTACCTGCTAGCACCGTTGGATCATAAGCGCCTGTTACCGTTGAGGTGGTTGTTGTTGTAGTGGCGGTGGTTGTAGAGGATGTAGTGGTGGAAGTTGCGGTTTTAGTTGTAGTTGTCGTGCTGGTAGTTGTGTGTGTTCGATGATGTCTGCCGCTACGTGCTATTGCCGTTGCTGTACCTACTCCTAACAGCAATGTCATGGCTCCAACTAAGATCCGACGCATATTGACCTCCTACCGCCACCAACGCTAGTAAAATTGTAGACTATGCTGTGCTTAGCATGTGGTGTTTTAATAATTCAACGCGGACCTCGCAAGGGCAGACCTCGTGCATATTGCAGCTCACGCTGTCAACGCCGAGCACAAAAACAGAGACGGGCCGAGCGAGATGCCACGGGTATTAGCTGGACACCACCCGAACCTAGCATCACGCCTAATAGTTGTAAGCTAGCCCAATGTAGCGACTGTGGGGCTTTACTTCCCGGTAAACCGTGTGGCAGACCAAAGTGTGATAACTGCCGAGGAAGGATCTGTGAGATATGCGGTAAACGATTTCGACCTCGTGCGCGCTCCGGCGAGACCCAACGCACTTGCAGCCGCGCTTGCGGCGCAAAACTAAGACGCTACATCACAGGTACATTACCGCCATTTCGGTTCCCTATCGCTTACGGCGCTGCATGTACCTTATATTGGGTTGACTGTATCGGATGCGGGAAGCAATTCATTAGTCGCAGCCCTACCGGCAAAATCTGCAAACAATGCAAGGATCTGGCACCCGCCAACCCTTATTACTGGTACGGGAGACGTTCCGAAGAACTGAAGCCTCTGCCCACCACAGTAGTCTGTCATAATTGCGGCGTTACCTTTGAACCTACACGCTCGCCACGACAAGGGCAACCTCGTAAGACCTTTTGTTCCAGGATATGCTGCAAACGTTATTACCGAACCTCGCGTTCGCTTAGTAAGCGCATCAAAGCGTTCGGTTACCGCGAATCGATTAGTCATTTAGACATAGCTAACCGCGACGGCTGGCGATGCCACCTTTGCGGCAAGCTAGTGCATCGCAGGGATTGGTCACTAGACCACCTTGTCCCATTATCGCGTGGCGGTTTGCATCAACGGCAGAACGTTGCATTAGCCCATCACTACTGCAACACAATCCGTAGCAACTCTTTGTTATCGGCCGCACATATTGAACAGGTCGTAGCTAGCTGGAGCAACTAGCTACCACTTACGCGAATTGCGCTTCAACGCTGCTCGCATTTGAGCTTTGCGTCTCCGGTTACGCAAACCCTTCCGCGAACCAGCTTTTACATTACATTGAGCATGCGCGGTTCCGTTATACCCTTGACGGTCATCTGCATGATCTAGGTGCCAACCATCTGGGTCATTTGGGTCGATCCACCGGAAGCACCTGCAACAGTAGGCTTCGCCCGCTTTTACCTTACGATCCAAACACCGACGCAACGCCCGATGATGTGTTCCGTAGCCTCGTGCGGTTGCCGAGGCAGGTTTTGAGCGGTTAGGGTTAATTGTTGAC